TTTTGGCAGGGCATGGGATGCACGTTCTTCGATTTCAACAGCGAGAACGAATACAGACGCCCCGGTGATCCCCGGACTTTCATGGAAATGCTTGAGCGAGCAAGCAACCGACGGGATGACCCACTGTGGGAAACCTATCCCGAACTACTGGAGTTTCTTGAGATGGTCTATCAACTCGATGACCTGCTTCCTAACTGGATCGTAGGCGACATGGAACCGACCACGAAACCCAAGTCTTAGGAGATTGACCGATGCGTTTCGCCTGCTACTTCCGCCCGAACCATGTCGCGACCGGAACCAAGGTCGGCATCGTCGAAGCCGCCAGCGTCGATGACGCGCGATCCAAAGCCGAAGCCAAGCTCAAGAGCGTTTACCCGGACGCGGTACTTGTCGACGTCTGCGATGAGGCCGAACGCGTCGAGCCGGCCGACCGGGATTCGATCTACGCGTTCTTTTGGAAGGAGTCGCCGCGAGGTCGGATAAACGGGCCGGCGCGAGTGGTGGCCGAGACGATCGAGCAGGCGCGGGAGTTGGCGAAAGCCGCGTTGGCTTCGGCGCATCCCGGCGCGTTCGTCGATAGGATCGTCCTGGCCAGGCGTTCGCCGATCCCGGTCAAGAACGCGCGTGGAATCGACTGTGATCCGAGTTTTGTGTACTGAGCCCACGATCATGTTTTTGGGGATGACAGGAGAATAGTCGGTGAAGACCGTTTACAAGATTCTGAGGAACGGACGATCGAATCACGGCGGAAACCTGAAATGGTCGCTCCCGAAAGACGGCAAGCCAGGCGATTGGCATGAAGTCCAAGGTCCGCTTGAGCGATGCCGTAACGGTCTTCACCTCACGACCGATCCGATGGCGTTCCGACCGAACAAGATCAAGGATTACAAGTCGATCCAATGTTTCGAGGTCGAGTACGGCGGCGACGTCATCGAGGAATCGGATTGGGGAGAGATCGTCGCGCGTCGCGTCCGCCTGGTCAAGCAGGTCACATGGGAAGAGATCACCGGGGATTCGCCGACGTCTCCCGCCATCCTGCTTCTTGACCACGTCTGGAACAATCAGGGCGAGACGGCCGGACACGGCCATTCGTGGCGCAGGCTGAACTCCGCGATGCAGGACGCAATCCGACTCGCCATCGAGAGCGGCATGCAATTCGGCGAAGACGATTTCAAGGTCATCAAGCGAGATTACAGCCCGGAATACTGGCTGCACATCGAAGGCTGCTATGCTCGCGCGATCGAGGCTCAGCACGGCCCGAACCCATCGGCCTATCAGGCGATCGAGAAATACCTCGGACGCAAGCCGTTCGTCGTACAGATCCGTTCAAGCGGATCGAAGCAGGTTCGGCTTCACGAGGGGGCGCGGTTCTACTGGCACGAGGACATGAAGAAAGAGGTGTTCGTCAAGGTGACGAGTTTCAGCGAGGTCGAACGCGAGATCGACGGGACCAAGACGAAAGTCCCCTGCGTCATCGCGTGCAGCTACAAGGAACGATCCGGAACCGGATACGAGCCTGACAAGATCGAGAGGATGTTCAAGATCACGCACGAGGACATCAAGGCTTATCACAAGGCGATCCGCGAGCACAAAAAATCCAAGGCGTCTTAACGGAGGGCAAGCCGTGACCAAACAACCGCGAATCTCAATCTCGATTCCGGCTGAACTCAAGGCGCAGATGGACGCCTACGAAGGGCCGGTGAACTGGTCCAGGATGGCGCAGAAAGCGTTCGAGGATTTCCTGGCGAGCCAAAATCGAAACAAGGCCGAGGGCGACAAGGGAAGCGAATTCAGCGAGTTCATGACGCGATACAGGTTGAATTCCAATCCACTCTTGGCGGCGTTGCTTCTCGACATGAAAGAGTCAATCGAAGAACTCGTGTACCGGGTAATAAGGGACTGACCACGATGAAGCGATGGATTGCGACCGCGCTCTTTCTCCTCGCCTGCGGATCGTCCGCCGGCTGCGAAATCACGGCGTCGGCTTACGTCCAGCAGGAGTGGAGCACCGATCCGCGCGTGTTCACGAAACCGGACGGGCTGGCGAAAGCGGAGATCAAGATTTCTCGACTGACGGGGAAGGATGCAAAGCGATGAGCGACGAATGCGAATGTTGCGGAGAGCCGATCGACGAATGCACGTGCCCCGAATGTGAAGAATGCGGCGAGACCAACTGTAGGCACATGGAACAACGAGCCTACGAATTCCTAGAGGCTTGGGGGTGGGCTATCCAACAAGAGAAAGCTAGACGGGAAGCCGTCAAGCATCGAGCGGAGGCAAATCGATGAAAACCCCCGAAGAACTCGACGAACTGAAACGCAATTGGGAAGAGGATCCGTGCTGGGACCTGGAGGACACCGAAGGATTCGAGGATCACTATCTGGAGTTGCTGAGGCATCGTCAGTGGCGAGAGACCCAGATCGAATACCGCTTGAAAAGGGAGTTCAGGGAATTCGCCGACAAGATCGGCTGCCGCGACAACCACAAACTCGCGAAGTATCTGGAGCAGCTTGAGCAACGGATCGAGCGGCTTGAGGACGAACAACGAGACCGGGACTGAGGAGAAGCGATGAGCCAAGACGCGCGTTTGCAAGACTGTCCGCGATGCATTGATCCGTCCCCCGCATGGCTGGTCCAACCGCACGGCGATCTCTTTCGCGGAACATGCCCGAGATGCGGGCTGACTGGGCCGGGATCGTTGAACGAGGAGTACGCGATCAAGGATTGGAATTCGATCCCGCGCCGACCCGGCCCGCAAACCCAAGCCGTCCTAGATGAACTGGTCAGCGACATGACGAGAACAGGAGTCAGCAACGAGGCCAACGGCTACGCGTATGTCTTTCTCGATTCGGATGAGCGAGCGGCGTTCCTGAAAGAGCAGGGGGTTTCATGATTCCCGAACGACACGAGACGAGTTACTGGACGGTCCACATCGACGAGGAGACGGGCAAGGCCCATTGGGTGGGCGCGGGAACCGGCGACATGGGAGAGACGACGTTCGACGCGGGCGAGCCGTTGATCGTCTACCCGGATCACTTCCCGCCGAGCACGTACATCAGCGTGGACGAGCCGACCGACGACAAGGGGTTTTACGACAAGCTGTTCGAGAAGCGCGGGCAGAAATGGCCGAGGTGGCGACCGCCGTTCAGCGAGGAAGCCAACGAGGTGTTCGAGTGGATTCGCGAACTGGTTTCCGATCCCGGCGAATACGTCTACGCAAGTTCAGCGCGTGACGAGCGGTGGCGGATCGAGCGGAAGACGCTGTGCAAGTTCTTGAAGGAGTTGGGCGAAGCCTAATGATCAACCACACCTTCTCTTTCGAGTCCGTCCTGTCTTGCGTCGTGGTCCGCGATCACGAGAAGCGGCGCGTCGCCTACGATGAGGCGGTCAAGCGGATCCGGGAAACTGAGGACAAAGGATCGTTAATCGCGCCGATCCTAGACAAGTTCGTGAAGATCGTCTTCGACGACGGATTGGATCTGGCGAAGGGCCTGCTACTGGAGATCGGCGAACCTGTTCTGGACTTCGCCGAACGCTACATCGACGGGACGCGGGCGAGGCTGTTCGGCCTGAACAAGATGGACGGCGACGTCATTTACGTCTTGCTCCGAACGCTAGGCGAATCGGATCTTGACCGCGAACGCGTGATGAGGCTTTGCAAAATCTGCTACGACCACGGAACGCCCGACAAACGTGATGCCGCTCTCTGGGCGTTGGGCGATACGGGGACGCCCGAAGCGTTGGAACTGGTCCGCACGCGCGGACTGAAGGATTGCAGCGCGATGGTCCGGGAGACGGCGGCTTTGGTTTTGAAGGAGCACGAGAATGTCTGACAAACCGAAATGGCGACAGGTCACGCTGTTGGACGCTCTCGCGTTCGCGAAGGAAAGGACACCGCAGGCTTATCGGCCTGCGAATTCAGGATTTTCCGAAAGCGTTCGCTTCACGGATGGAACCGTCTTGGCCATCGATTCGTTCGACGGCGGACAGAACATCGAATACTACGTTCTGGACTCGGGGCGTCTGGACGATGAGGTCGCGCGTCATCTGTTCGGCGAGGCAAAGGATCTTCTCGAAAAGAAGCGACCTTGACCCCCTACGCCATCGTCCCCTGCGATCGTTGCGGCGGACAGGGCCGACTCTGGCCGGACGAGGTTTGCGACAAGTGCAAGGGGCTGAGGCGGATTCGAGCGTTCAAGAGCGGCGAGTGGCGACGGAAGGCGGCTGGAGCGGGGAAACGAATTCTACACGGATCAGGATGGAGGAAGAACAAGTGAGCGAAAAGCAAACCGTCTACGTGATCGCGACCGGCGACGACAACGAGTTCGAGATCCACGGCGTCTACTCGACTCCCGAGAAGGCGCAAGCGGCGATGGACGAACGGCCGGATCTTGGGAATGGAAGTCGCGGCTGGATCGGCGTCCAAGAATTCGTGCTGGACGAATCAACGCTCGGAGACACGTTGGAATTGAGGATGGTTCATAGGGCGGAAATCAGACTTGAATCCGGGAGGGTCGAATCAAAATCCAAGTTGGAATGCTATCCCAAGGATCGCAGCCACGACGACGCGTCATGGATTTACAATGAGCACGAAATGGATGCGCGGTTCGGGCGAATGTTCGCCGAGGCGCATTCCAGGAGCGAAGTGAGCCTCGAACGCGCCGTCGAACTGGCGACCAAGGCCAGGGAACAATGGCTGGCGAAACAAGGGAAGGAGTGAATTTGCCCGAGACGCTGGAGGTTCTGGAACGCGATCAGGAGTTGCGCGAGTTCGTTAATTGTTTCGTGGATTCGTGGTACGAGGGAGAGGAAGATGGCGAAGAAGAAAGAGAGGACGATCAAGGTCAGGATTCACGCGCGGACGTGGAAGCTCGACAGCCACGACGAGCGAATCGTTGAGGTCGACGCCGACGAGTGGGCCGACATGAGCCAGGAGGAACGGAATGAGTTCTGTCGAGAGGAACTGTTCAACGTGATCGAGTGGGGATGGGACACGCCGGAAGAGGATGCTAAAGACTGATGTCGATCATCATGTGCCCCGAATGCCAGTCGAGCAACATCGTGGACTACGAGGACGAATTCGTCTGCAACGACTGCGGCGAATCGTTCACGTCATGGGAGATCGAGGACGGTTTCGACAACGTGGAGGATGACATCGAGATTGAGGAGGAGGACTATGACTGACCAGACCAGCATCTTCGATGGCATCGCGCCGGAAGACCCGTTGGTTGCGGTCATATGGTTCTCGTGTCTGAAATGGGCGATCGGCCAGCAAAACATCGTGGACGAGTTCCGCGCGGAGACGGGAAACACATGGACGCCCGGCAAGACCGGGTTGGATCAGATGATCGACCGATCGTCCGGTGCGGAGGCCGATTTCATGAGGCAGTTCGCCGAGTGGTTCGACAAGGCGATTTGGGGACCGATGGAGGAAGACGAATGAACCCGCAAGACCTAGACGACATGCTGGAATACACCGCGATCTCCAATCGGGAGTACGACGAAGCGTGGGATAGGCTTGAGGAGTTCAACAACCCCAAGCCGCAACCCGTCAAGACGCCCGAGGAGATCGCGGCGTGGGAGAAGGAGTGCGAGAGGCATCGCAAGGAATCCAACAAGGAACGCCTGCGTCTCGCGCGCGACATCATCGACAGGACGATCAAGTCGAAAGACCTGAGCATCAACCAACTGTCGATGCTGGGCTGGGAACCGTCCAGTTTCAGCTATTACGGATGGCCTAAGCCGGAAGAGAACCGGGAGAAGGCCCGCGAGATCATCGCCGACGCCAAGCGAGAGCGACGCCAGAGGCAACGTGAGTTGATCCGGGATATCATGGAGCAAACGAAGGAACGGATGAGACGGCTTGGGTACTGACGACCAATGACCACCCACTTCGAGTTCGACGGCCCGTTCCCGCGACCGCACGGCTGCCCGCATTGCGGTGGATTCGGATTCCCGGACGGAACCGACGTCGATGGTTCCGACCTCTGGTGCTGCGAGGTCTGCGGGGAATCGTACGTCGTCGAGCCGTCGCGCGAGGACGAACACCACGACGAGGAAGATCGGTACGAGGATTGGGAGCGTTACTACGAGGAGGACCATTGAAGCCATACGTTGACTGTCCGAAGTGCGGCGAATCGAACCATCGCGGCGACTCGGCGGCCGGGAGTTGGCTCGTCTGCCGCCACTGCCGGTATGGATTCGACCAGCACAAGCCGCAGCCATACGATGACCGATCGTTCTCTATTTCCCTGACGGCGCAGATCATCTCTGACCGCGCGAAGACGATGACGCCCGGCGAGTTCCGCGAATCGCTGGTGAAAGCTGGTATCATCGACGAGAGAGGGGAATTGACCAAGCCTTACAGGAGAAAGTGATGCCTCAGATTGAATGCCCGGTGTGTCGTCGGATGTGGTCCGAAGAGGAGAGTGAAACCACGGAATGCCCTTGGTGCATCGCCGAGGCCGAGTCGATGATGGGGATCGACGAACTGCTTCAGTCGATGGCCAAGGTCTTCGCGGCGATGACGCCTGAAGAGTTTCGGGCGATGCTCGTCCGCGCGGGAATTTTGAGCCCGGACGGCAGTTTGACGCCACCCTATCAGAAGAAAGGTTGAGATGGAGAACGAGACGATCAAGGCTTCCAAGCATAACGGCTGGGAACCGCGAATGCGAATGACGGCGCAGCAGGCCCGATCGACGGCCTACGCGATCGCCAAGAACGAGTTCATCCAAGGTCGGCCGATGACGCCCCAGCAGATCGATGAGTTGACCGCAAGGCTTTTGAAGGACTCTGGAGAGTTGAGTTGACCGACGAACCGCAACTCCCGCCCAAACTCCTAGCCAAGCTCGCCGATTTCGAATTCCTCGCCGACGTCCTGTCTCGACCGATCCCCGAATCGCCGCGCGTCGAGCCCGAGCAATTGGAGGACATCCAGCCCTACGAGGACGACGACAAGTTCTCGGATCGCTGGACGCCCGAGCGGGTCGACGGACGGGCGCTATACCAACTGCGGATCCAGTCGCCGACGGCTCAGTTCGGCCGATACATCTTCCTCGCGTCCGACACATGGGACGCGGTCGCCGTCCCGCTCCGCATGCTTCCGCCCGAATACCTCGGCGATCCGATCCTGAAACGCTGGCACTGGTGGACCGGCGACGGCGCAGAAAGGGTGAAGGACGAGGCGTCGGCAATTGAATTCGCCACCGCGTTCGTGCGGAAGTTCCACGGGCTCAAGCCCAGCTTCCAGATGCCGAACTACCGCATCCATGCGTTCGACGTGAGGACCGAACGGTCGGTGCGCCAGTTCATGACGATGGAGGGCTGGCGCGGCCTCTGGTGTCTGACCGAGGAAGCGCCGAAGGGACTGGAGCCGGAACAGCTCAACGTGCTCTGGACGCGGCTGCTGACCACGAACGAGATCCAGGGGGAAAAGGCGATCCGCCGGTGCGCGGAGCGGTACGCCAAGAAGTTCGACAAGATCAAGAACCGGAAGCCGAACGTCAAGCCCCGGAACAAACGGACGGCCCACTACTTCACCGACGAGTCGCACGAGAAGTTGGAGCACACGCGACGGTTCCTGGAAGCGATCGACCCGCTGGGATGTTCGGCGTCGAAGGCGATACGCTGGTTGATCGACGAGGGGTTCAAGAACGTGCCGCCGGAAGGGGAGTGGAAGAGACGGAGGAGGAGGAAGAAGAAGGGCGATTCAGGAAGTTGACAGAACCACGTGGCGTTGTAGTTTTGACTTTGTGACCCGTCCGAAGTGCATCACAACAGGAGGCGGCCGTGGGCCAAAAGAAAGGCGAGGACTCAGTCCAGATCGACGTACCGGAAAACGTCCGCATCGCGCTGAGGATCACCGCCGCATTGCATTCGGGCTCCGTCGATCGAGTCCACGACATGGACCGTGGGCCGATGATGGCCTTTGTCGCGAGGTGGTTCCTGTCGCTGAGTAGGGACACCCAACTCGCCATCATTGCGGACGGCCAGAAGCTCTTGGAATCCGATTCGGAAGGAGACAGGATTCCGCCGTCGGGCGAAAAACGCCTTCAGGTCGTTCGCGGCCGTGGACAACTGCCGACCCTACGAATGGACGTCGATCTCAATAGGTGGACCAAGAAGGACGACCAAGAAGACGAAGACTAAACCCGTGAAAGCGAGACACAGAGGAGGCAGACGATGAACTGGACGAAAGCGAAGCCGATGCAGTTCAAGGTTCTCAACGACGTCGGCAAGAAGTTCCGGGCGACGACCGAGAAAACCGGAGATAAAATCCAATTTCGAGGCAGACCGCTCTCCATGACGGTCTTCGTAAACGCGCTGTTCCACTGGATCAGCAACCTCGATCAGCAGGAACTCATGGAGTTCATGGAGCCGAAGGTGCGGGAGTTCGAGAAGCACATGGCGAAAGAGGAGTGAGGGCGTGATCAGGCCAGAAACAGGAACGCCCCGGCTCAAAAGGCCGGGGCTTTTCTTTGCGCGATCGACTTTAGCCACTGGCTAAAACGCTGCCGCATTCGTCGATGAGCCAGCCTGACGCTTTAGCCATCGGTTCTTAGCCAAGACTTTAGCCAGGTCCGATTAGCCAGAATCCATTAGAATTTACGTCAAATCGATTATCTATAAGTCCTTTATTTTCAGTGCTTTAGCGGAGAGGGAGGGATTCGAACCCTCGGTACCGGTTAAGGTACACGGCATTTCCAGTGCCGTCCGGAGTCTTATGTTTATGCAGAAATAGATCACAAAGCTTTTATTTTCATGGCGTTGCGACTTGCATTCAGTTATCCAGATTGCCCTTCCTGTTAGCCAAACCTCGTGTTTTTAGCCAGAACTTTAGCCAGACGCCTTGCGGCGGGAGATGCGTATGCGTACCATAGGAGTGCGGCATTTCTGGCTAAAGGAGGCGACAATGGCCAAGAAGCTCCCGATGACGTGGTATCCCCAGAACGCGCGGTGGCGGAAGTGCGTGAAGGGGAAATGGTACACGGTCTCCTGCAAGGAACTCGGCGTCGCGCCGACCAAGGAAGCGTCCTGGAGGGCGATGGTCGAGTGGTGGGAGAAGAAGCAGCAAGAGGCCGCGTCGCCCGACCTCGATGAGCAGCGAAGCAAGACAAGGGATGCCGATCGCCTCGCCAACGCATTCGAATCGATGGACGAGGACAGCCAGAAGCGAATCCTCGAAAAGATATTCGGGGAAGACCAGTACGCCCAAAAGGTCGACCAGGCCAGGTCGATCGCCAAGCTCGCCACGGCCGCATCCCCCGAACGGACGATCGCAGCCCAAATCGCGACGTGGCAGACGTTGCTCCGGTCGTCCGGCAGCACCGGGAAACTCAGCGCCGGGCGCTACGACGCCTACTTCCGAAACATCGACAAGTTCGCGCAGTGGATCGGACCCGACGCGGCGATCGACACGATCGACGAGGATAAGGTCGAAGGCTACTTCAACCACCTGTCCGCGAAGATCGGCCGCAAGGAGTTCAAGCCGTCCTACGTCAAAAACCTGTTCATGACCGCCAAGCAGTTCATCAAGTGGATGGCGTCGAAGAAGCTGATCCCGCTACCGGCCAACATTGACGAACGGCGGTTTCGATTCAATCACTCGTCGGCCGGCAAGATCGAGGTCTTCACGATCGATGAGGTACGGGAGATCCTTGATCGCGCGACTGGACGCATGAGGCTTTACCTGCTCCTCATGATCCAGGCTGGTTTCTATCAGAGCGACGTGGCGGACCTTCGCAACGACGAGATCGACTGGAGGAAGGGGACGATCACGCGGGCGCGGTCCAAGACCAAAGACACAGGGAGCCCCGTCGTCACCTACAAACTCTGGCCCGAGACCCTGGAACTACTGAAAAGGTATCGATCGGACGGGGAACTGACGCTGACCACGAATCGCGGGACGCCCCTAGTAAAGTACGACATGGAGGGCGAGAAACTTTGCCGAAGCGATTCGATCCAGATGGCGTGGACGCGCATGGGAAAGGCGAGGCTGCCGATGATGCACCTGCGGAAGACGGCGGCGACGATCCTGGCGACCCATCCTCAGTACAAGTTCTACACGGACTACTTCCTAGCCCACGCTCCCGACACGATCGCCAAGCAGGCGTACGTCATCCCGTCCGACGCCGAGTTCGCCGACGCCATCGATTGGCTGAGGATCGTGATTCTTGGTCCGAAGGAGGTCTAACTCTTTTTTGACCTCGCGCTGGATCAACAGCAGCATGAACATACGCCGGATCTCTTCGTCGGACAGGATTCGTTCTGAATCGTCGCTCAAGATGCTCCTCCGTGGTGTCAATCAAACAGCGGCAACGGCAGGTCGGAAGATTGGACCTCTTCGGCGGCCTGCCGTTTGGCTAATTTGATCGCCATATGTTCCTCTCGATGTTCTTCGAGATGCGAAGCTCTATCGCCACACCGCAGGTTCGACAGGCTGTCATCCAAGGTGTCGCGATTGTCGTGGTGAACAACACATCCAGAAGGAATTGAGTTTCCAGAGGCGATCCAATTCAGAACGGCTCGCGGAACCCAGACATCAGGCGTTGAAACTTTGACCCAGGCCCGAGGGTTTCCGCTTTTGTCCTTGCGGATGGTCACTGTGCCAAGATCACAAGTTCGTGTTCCGGAATGACCAGGCTTGAATTCTGTTTCCGGGCTAAAATGAACTCCTTTCATGCCTTTATTCCAAGGCTCATTGCCCTTGGGAAATGAGTGTGCCGGCTTCAACCCAACGCGATGTTTGTTCCCTCTGAAAGACTGCGATCTCCAGGCGCGATCGCATTCACGAGAGCAGAAAGCTCTCGGCCTGGTCCTTGATAATGGCGTTGTTGGCACCCCACAAACCCTGCATCGGCTATCCAATCCGTTGATTTGTGAATTCGATTTGGATTCCATTTGGACCTCAAGATACGGCGGCAAACGTCGACATCCTTCGCTTGCCGAGTTCGCACTGACTAAGCCTGATGTCGAAACCAATACTCTTGCGACCAAGACCTACAGCAACTTTTGTCGTCGTAAAACTTCCGCTGAATGGATCACACACGATTCCGCCCGGAGGGCACAGCGAAGCGATGAAGAAATCCACCAACTCTTCTGGGAACGGCGCTTCGTTGTCGTGCGCGAGTTGGTCGCCGATGTTCCCGCCTCCGCTCGCTCCCGTGTTGATCAGATTCCCCGGATTGGCGATCTTCACTTCAATCCGCTTGCCGTTGGCGACGCGCGATCCGTCGACCTTGCGATGCGACACCGCGCCGCCCGGCTTGCACTTCGGAGCGTGGCCGCGAGCGAGATTGTCCGACCACGGCAGTTTGTCGACCGCCTTGAAACACAGGCAGTATTCGATGTTCTTGCGGAACCACTGATCACCGCCCGACCCGCTGATGCCGAAGCGATGCCAATAACAGGGGGCTTCCATGCCCCAGCCGCGCCTCCATCCGTCCGCGAGCAACATTTCCGGGCCGGGCTGATACCGACGCTTCTTCGTGGATCCGCCGACGATCCAGATCACCGCGCCCTTCGTGACGCGTAAGGCTTCCTCGGTCACGTCGAGCATCCACGAGACCCAATCCTCACACTGGCGCGTCGCACCGATGCCATAGGTTCGGCGATCCATGTACGGCGGCGAGCCGATGATCAGGTCGACGCTTCCTGATTCCAGGGGCAAACGACATGCGTCAGCCTTCGCGAACAGATGACTCACACCTCTTCCTCCACCGCCACGAGATTCCCCCTGCCCACGCAAACGATCCTTCCCTCGATCAACACGCCCACATTCCTCGGCCCCTTGCCGCGCGACACGATGACGATGCGGCCGACCTTCCCGTGGTGCGGGAAGAACGGAACCTTCTTCGCGGCGTAATGCAGGCGGGCCAGGCGACCGAGGATTGGTTGACGGATGATGGCTCAGTCCTTATAAGGATCCTTGATATCCTTGTACGCAGCACGCCTCAACTTGTAATGCCGAAGCCGCACCGCAGCGGGCGTTCTATGGGACATCATCTGTTGGCAATCCAGCAGCGAATTCGATGACAGAATCGAATCCTCTTGGGCTGTCCACTTTGGATATGAGCCTTGAGGTTCTCTTTTTGGCTTGACCCACTCCTTGATGGTTTGAGCCATCAGGCGTTTCCTCGGTAACGCCAAGCAACCATTGTAGTAAAGACGCTCGGCAGCCGTCTTGGCGTCATTTCGCCATACCATGATGTTGAAAACATTGTCTCGCTTGTTCCTGTTCGTGTTACTGGGCTTTCCGGTGATCCCTTGCAGAAACTCCTTGTAGTGGCTGGCGATTGAGTCGCTTGACGTCGTCAGCGTCAAGAATGGCCGACCCTCCTTGGACATCCCGAGAGAGCCATCCGCATCGATCAATCCTCGGTAGAAATCGATCTCGGAGAAGTTCGCATTCGGAATTCCCACTGTTTCCGATTTCTTGCTATGCGGCAGTCCTAGTTCGATGAGTTTCTCGCGAAACTCAACCGCGCAGATCGTCAGGCAACATGAGGTGTGCGCTCTTTTGAAGTTTGTGTCTCGCGTCCTTTCGCTGAGTCGGCTGTTCACCGGAAACAGATCCGCGAAACGTTCCAGTAAAGGCCGATCGCGTGCGGCGATTTCTATGGAGAGGTTGCCTTTACGCCCGACCCCTTGGCACAAATGGCCATCCCCGGATATGAACCCGAAGAAGTATGCATGCTCCGGGATTTCCAAGTCGATCAGGGGTCTTGATCGCGACGCCGAACTCGACTCGCTCAATCCAACATTCTCCTTTCCCTTACGATCTTCTCCTCGATCTCCTCGCGGTGGACCGAGATATCCTTGTCCGCGACGATGCCCAGTCGGACGACGCCGCAGCGCACTTCCAAGACCTTCACGACGATCGACCCAGCGATGACAATCGCCTCTTGCTCACGCCTGCTCAGAACCAGCATCGAACCTCCTTGCTCTTGAATCTCCATCAATGAAACAACCCTCGCCATTATGACGAGGGTCGTCTTCCATTTCAAGACCATTTATCATTGATTCAATCGCGAATTGAAGTCGAAATTCTCGGCCAGAACCCTGATCTCGGCCCACACATTCGCCAGATCGCGCATATCCCGCGACTTCACGCGGTCGCCGTCCTGCCAATGCCCGCTCGCCACCGTGACGCACGGCAGTTCGTACGTGTCGGACATGATCCGAACCTGTTCCGCCGCGCCGACCTCTCGCTTGACGCCCATACTCACTCTCCTTTGAACTCGGGAAACCCTTTGCTAAATCCACCGCGCGTGACAAACACAAAACTGTCTCGCTCAACCCCCGGCAACACCTCGCCCGTCGCCTCGATCCCGCACGCCTTCAGGAACATCAGCGAGTCCATGTCGTCCTCGCGAACGACGAACTCCAGTACGCGTTTCGCCTTCAGAAGCTTCTCGTCGATGCACCGCAGCAGCATGCGGGCGACGTTGCGCCGGCGGTATTCCGGCGCGACGACCATGTGATTGAGCGTCACCTTGATCGAGGTCAGCCGTACCATCGCGTAGCCGACGATCTCGCCGTCCAGGCTGATGGCGATGCCGATGTTGCCCTGCTTGCGCAGTTCGTCCTTGTATTCCTGGAATGTCGTCGTCCTGACGCCGCTCGCCTTGTCGATCGCGGCGACCTGGCGGTATTGGCTGCGGTTGGCTGGCGTGAGTTCCTGGCAATGTGCGTCGTAGAGGGTGGATCGGGAATCCTTCGTCGGTTTCATGTCGTGCCCCTTGTGTCAAAGAACCAGTCCGATTTCGGCAGCATTGATCGTGCCTTTCGATCATTGGTGTTTCTTGGTTTCAACTCGACTCGCCGACGTTGGCTCTCCATAATAAGAGGCCGAGCGCGTCAGCGGCGTCTTTGCCGATGTCGAAACCGGGGTCGTCCTCCGTGCGCCGGAGGTACTCGGGGACGACGGCCTTGACGTACTCGCATCTCGACGCCTTCGAGATGTTGCGGCCGTTGGTCTTGGTCCACTCGCGTTCGCTGACCCTGTCCGTCGGGATGCAATCCGACATCGCGGCGAACAAGATTCCCTGGCTTTGTCCGAGCACGGCAAGTCCCTGAACGGAAACGTGCGTCCGCTTGTGCGACTGCCATTCGAGGCAGCCGGCGGTCGGCTCGTGATCCATGATGAGACGCAGGATCTCCTCCCGCATCCAGTCGATCCGCCTGGTCGACGGCCACGACTGAGTCGGCTTGAGGAGGCCGAACTCGACGTGCTCGACGCGCCGGTTTTCGGTGATGAGGCCGACCGCCCAACCCGTGACGCTGGACGACACGTCCAACGCCATCAGGACGGTGCCGCAGGGCAGGGGGGCGTACGTCGGCTTCTTCTTCGGCTTCTTCGCCTTGGTTGTTTTCATAGGAATGCAAACTCGCCGTTGTCGTCGAACCCGGAATCCAGGATAGGATTGTGGCTGGCGGCCTCTTGCTGGCCCGACGCCGCAATGGCCGTGAACGTGCTTGTCGGTCGGTCGAAGATCGTGCCGACGATGCCTTCCTCGCCGTCGCGGTTCTTGGCCACGATGATGTCGACGGGGCCGACCTCTTGACCTTTCGGCGTGCGGTTGTGGAGCAGGAGGATGACGTCCGCGTCGGCCTCGATATCACCGCTCTCCCTGATGTCGGACATCTGCGGAGCCCGCTTGTCCTTCTCCATGTCGCGGTTCAACTGAGCCAGCGCGATGATCGGGATGTTGAGTTCCTTGGCGAGATTCTTGAGGCCGGTGGAGATCCGACCGACGACCGTATGGCGGCCCTCGCCCTTCTGCATGGGCTCCTTGATCTTCTGGAGGTAGTCGACAACGAGAAGGCCGAGGTTGTCCTTGCGCTTCCATCGCCGTGCGTTCGCGGCGATCTGCATAAGGCTCTGTCCCGGCGTGTCGTCGATGCGAAGCCTGGTGATCGCCACCTTTCCGGCGGCTTCGTTGATCTTCTCGGCCTGCGCGTCGCTCAACTTCTTGGGACTCTTCATCACCTTCGAGTTGATGCCCGCGCCGGCCGCGATCATCCGTCGAGCGAACTCGACGTTCAGCATTTCCAGGCTGATCAGGAGCGTGCTCTCGTGCTGGCCCCCGGCGATATGGGCGCAAACCTGGGCCGCGAACGCACTCTTCCCCGCGCCGGGCCGACCCGCCATGATGATGAGCTGACCGCCGTGGAGACCCATGAGGATCTTGTCGAGCGGTGGTATCCCGGTCAGCAGCCAGTTGACCTCGCCGCTGTTCTTGACCTTGTCCATCATCAACAATGCTTCGTCGACCGCCTGCATAATCCCCACCGTCCCCCTGGAAACCTGCTTGTCGCGGATCGAAAAGACGCGCTTCTCGGCGTTGTCCAGGAGTTCATCCGATGCGTAGGCATTGGAATAACCGTCCTTGATGATTTCAGTCGCCATCTGGATCAGTTGGCGGCTGACCGATTTTTGGCGGACGATGTCGGCGTGATATCGCGCGTTAGCGGCGTGGGGGACGCTGTTGGATATCTCCGCGAGGAGTTCATCGCCCCCGATGCGTTCGTACTCGCCGAGTTGGGTCAGCCTGTCGGGGAGCGTGACGGCGTCGATCGCCCTGCCGTTCTCGCGCATCCAGAGCATCTGCTCGTAAACGACCTTATGGGCCTTGCGATAGAAATCGTCTGGCCCCTTGATGTGGTCGATTACGTCGTCGAAGACGTTGTTGTCGAGCATGATCGCGCCGAGGACGCACCGCTCGGCTTCGAGGTTCTGGGGCGGAAGCCGGTCGGCTTCGTTGCGTAGATCATCTTTCCGTTCATCGCGCACGACTCCATACCGAGGCCGATCGAAAGACATTGCTCGCTCACTCGCTGACGCCTCGGTTGCGATTCTTGTAACGAAGGAAGACCGGGTTCTCGGCTATGGTTTCCTGCGTCATCGTGTTGTACCGCTTCTCGAACGCCTTGATGTCGGGATCTTCGGGGTCGATGACCTGGGGTCCAACCGCCTTCCTGGCCTGCTCCTCCATCTCGGCCTTCTTTATGGCCTTCTGTTCGGGCGTGCCTTCCCGCTCGAACCCGTAGGCGATCGCATCGATGTAGGCGATGATCTCGAACCCCGGATCTTTCCTCTGGCGGACATACTCGAACGCCTGCGCCCAAATCTCCATCGAATGGAGTTGGCATCTGTCCAGGAATCCCTCGCATAACCTGCGGTTGCGAAAGCATCGCCAGATGCGTGACCACATCGTCCTCAGTTCGGATTCGTCATGCGCGTACTTCCCGGAGACCGGAGGGTAGAACCGCTCCGCGTCGGTGATGAACGGCGGCTCGTCGGGCAAAGGCTCGACGGCGCGAATGGGGATGGTTTTCGGCTTCAATACTGCCGACATGACAATGCGCCCCCGTAGCCCCGTGTGAGCGGGGCTTGATGTGGGATCGGGATGAATGCACGAGGAAGGCTTAGAGGTAAGACGGACTGCTGACGAGCGTGTAGATCGAGTTGCCGTCGGGCTGAGGCTTGCACTCGATTACACAACCGGCCTTGCGAAGATCGCTGATCCGGCTGGTGTACTTGGCGGCGATCGAGCACAACTCGCGAAGGCGCACGGGGCCTTCCTTGAGTCGATCGAGGATTTTCTTGTTTTGGCCCGACAATCGTCGTCGGGCGTCGGTCGCAACGTTCGGGTCCGTCGCGGGAAGGTGGTCGATGAGCGAGAAGAGAGGAGTCGACGTGTCGCGTTTCATCGCCTCGCCTCCCATCGCCTGTTCTGTGCGATCCTCACGACGTATCTCAGGCTGGAGAAATCAGGGTTTTGCGAAGCGGCGATCGATAACGCTTCTCGCCATTCTGGGATCGTGCAGAGTCGGTTGTAATGCATAAACTCCCGGCACATCTTCCTGCTCTTGAATTGAACCCACAGCAAGGACCACATCAAGCGGAGTTCGTTGTCAGTGTGTTGATATGGCCCCCAGATAGGCTCTAAGAATGACTCCTCTGCCGTCTCAAACGGAGGTTCGCAGATGTCGTTCATTCAGCAGGCTCCATGCGGTTCAGGTGATGAGGGGCGGACAGGAAGTATCCGCGCGGCGAACGGTCGTCGATAAGCCTTGCGTGCCTTCTCCGATTGTCAGTCGGCGGATCGGCGACGACAAAGACCTCGCCGTTTTGGATGGTGAATTGGTGGCCGTCGCAATCGGCGTAACAGACGCTTTTCTCGTGGACGATCGCCGCAACGTGGTCGCCCGGCCTGATGGTTTCGAGATCAACCAAGTCTCGCCTCCCTTTCCCGCGCCATATGGCCGCACTGGCAGCCGACTCGCATGAGGGACATGAGATCGCAGAAACACGATGATGGGCCTTTCTCAATTCGGCCGTCGGCAAACGAGGAATCCGACTCGGAGCATAGAACGAAGTGCGTTGGATCAATCAGGATTGACGCTCCATCGACGTCAATCCCGCGAACCGCGATCCTCATCCCGGCAATCAACTTCGTCGGAGGATCGTCGACCGTAAACACATCGCCAGGCTTGAGGCCCTGGACCGCTGCGGCAGTAGTGGGCCACATAATGCGATCGCCTGGCCTGAGTTTCGTAATGTCAATCATGTGAATTCCTAGAACGGGATGTGATCGATGTTCTGGTCGCATCGCCCGATCCGCCGCTTGCAGTCCGGGCAACGTTGAAACCACAGTTTCCACGATTTGAGCCAGTTCTTCAGACGGAATCGCGTCAGGTGATAGACCTCGATGTGCCACGGCTGGAAGCAATCCTCGTCGTATTCACAAACCCCGCACCACTTGCAGATGAACGGATCGTAGATCGCTTCCGGGTCGATGTCTCGATGGCCGAAGAGTCGGCACTTCCAGTTGCCCATGAACGGCTCCTAAATCGTGAAGTCGAATGATTCAGGCTTGGCCATCTGTTCCGTTCGCCTCTTGAGTTCATTGGCGTAGTCGCGAGGCGAACGAACATACGGCGCATTGCCGGTGTAGAGCACGGACGCCACCACACCGAGGCATTCGTCCTTCGCGAGTCCATCGGCGTAGTGGAGCCCACCGACGACGACCGTATGGCCGCCGCCGGCTTCCTTGATGATCAGGATCGTGTCGTTGTCACTTGTCATCGTCGCACCCCGGCTCGCGCCCTTCGCCGACGTACTCATCGTCGCCCGCTTGCTTCGGGGCTTCGACGGCTGTCTTGGACTTGCCGAGTTTCGCCTTGGCCTTGGCTGCTTGCTCGCGGGCAAACCGCGTCAGCTCGGCGTCCATCGCGTCGAAGTCATTGACGAAGGCGACGGCCGCGAACTTGTCTCGCTGTCCGGCGCGAGGTTCGAGGGGAGCGTTGATGAGGCCGGTGGATTGAGCGAAGCGATAGAGTTGCGTCGCGGCCTGGAAGGCGTTTAAGACCTCGCCGGCTTCGGGGTCGATCTCGCCGTCCGCCTTAGTGTTGAACGCAATCCACCTGTTGTTGAACTCGGCGACCTTTTCCTTGTACCAAGCCTCGTACGCCTTCACGTCCTCGGCGCTGGCGTATGCGCCGGTCCCATTGCCGGTCTTGTTGTCGAAGTTCTTGGCGTGATGGGAATCGCTGTTGTCGTAGTCGCTGTTGTCGATGTCGATGGCTTGCGCCAAGGCTTCGGCGACCTTGGAATTGGTTCCGACCGGCAGTGTCTTGCACAGCCTTTTCAGAGCAGACTTCTTGGCCATCTCGTTCCAGTCCGTGACCCAAGGGCCGGACTTGGCCGACTGCGAACGACCACGGATCAATTCGACTTCGTCCTTCGCTAAAACGACGATCTGATACTCGTCGTTGGTGAACTTCGCCACGGCGTAGACGTCGGTGACGTCGCCCTTGTCTGCGCCTCGGAACGGCACATGGCGGAACTTCAGGTCCGGATCGCGGTAGTATTCGAAAACGTCTTTCTCATAAACCACGTCGGCCTGGATGTACTTGATTCCGCCCGCCTGGCGAGCCAACTTCACGAGGCCGCGATATCCGGGCTGGAACTGGACTTCCATGACATTAGCCCGGCCGTTCCTGCGAGGGATCAGATAGACCTCGCCCGTCGTCGGGTTGATGTCCAGGCCGAGCGAAGTGGCCTGCAAGACGGCTGTCAGCAGCGACTCCGGTTCGCAATCGAGCAGCGTCGGGTTGCGATAGGCGCAGACGCTCGCGACCTCGATCAACTTCATCGGCGAAAGGGATTCCGGCGACGCCTTTTTGATCTCGTCGACCTGGGACATGAGGAATTTCTTCATGCCCACGACCCTGGGGTTCAATGCAATCTCGGTCGATGCCAACGTGGTTCTCCTCTTGGGTTTGTTAGTGGTTTCAGCGTCTTTCAAATCGATGTCACGCGGATCGCTTTGCAACAGGTCGAGACAAACGGTTCACACAAACGGCGATCTTGATGCAGCGATCACGGATGATCTTGATGGCGTTCAGGCACTCCTCGTATCCCGGTCCTCCACGGGTCTCTATGGCCATGTTCATCAACCGACTTCCGCGCCGGTCGAGCCGGTCCAACAACGCCTCGATCCTCCTGGCGCGGCGATAAGCCTCGAAATTCATCGCACTGCCTCCGACTTTCAGCATCCCTTCGCGGTTCTCCATGCAAGGTCGACCCCGGCGTAATATCCGTTGGCTTCCCGCTCCCATTCGCGCCACACGTCGACCAGTTCTTCGTACTCGTCGAGCAGGTGGTCGGGGATAATGTGCGGGCCGCTCTCGATATGACCCAGGCGTTCAATGTCCCGTTCTTCCTCGCCGCAGGGGACGAAAACGTACACGTCGCCGTCGTCGTCGAGCATCAGGTTCGCCGTCTCGTGGCTCATGTCTCGTCTCCGTCCCCTTGCGGTCATCATTGTTCCCACGGGTCCAATGCTACCCGTTTGAAATGCGAGAGTCAATGCCAATTATCAATGATTCTGGGCGAGGCGGCTTCGGGACGGACCTTGATTTCGAATCGCGACGTAGGCTAGGATTTCCTTGAAAGGAGGGAGGCGTGATCTACTTTCTGCGCTCGCCGTCGAAGAACCTCGTCAAGATCGGCCGGACGAACTACTTCCGATCGCGGTACGACCGGCTCTGCTACGAGCATAAGGAGCCGCTGGAAATCCTCGGCGTCGTCTCGGAGGACAACTTCGAGGAACGCGCCCTGCACCGACTGTTCAAGGCGATCCACCACGTCAACGAGTGGTTTCGCGACGAGCCGGTGTTGCGGAAGTTCATCGCCAAGCACGCGACGCTGGACCTGGCGGCGGCGGATACGCCGAGAAACGATATCAACGTGCCGATCGACCGCTTCATCGTGCAGCAGGCGCAAAAAAACGCTGCCCAAAAGAACGTGTCTCTGGGCAGCTACCTGAGCGGCTTGCTGAGGAAGCCGGTGGACGATGATTTTCGGGGTTTCTAGGCGACGCCGACCAATGGGTTTTTCTTGAGGATTTGATAGCAGCTTTCACGCATATCCAAAGGGCGATGCCCGACGTGCCAGAACGTGCATCGCGAGCATTTGTACGCTTCCAGACTCTCCGCAGCCCTCGCGGCTTCCTTGCTGTACTGGCTCGCCATCCTAGTCCTGTCCGCAGCCTTCACGGCGTCTTTGTGGAACAAATAGCGGATCTTCTCCGAACACTGCATGACGGCGGTCCCCTGACTTTACGACGCCTGCTTACGCTTCACCGGCTTCTTCTCGATGACCCGCCCATTCCGTTCCTTGGCCGTATCTAGCGAGGAACGACCTTCCTCGTCCAGCGTCGGCATGGCCGCGATGTTCGCCCACGCCCGGCGATACTCGCGAATCCACTTGCGCGACCGCCGCGCCTTGCGTTCTTCCGCCGTTTCAATAATCATCAGGACCATCCTCTTCTTCGCCCGCGCCCGACTTCCACCAATCGGCCTCGTCGCGGGGATCGCGTTTCTGAAACTCCCGAACCGTCGCTTCGAGCCATTCCAGCCTCTTCGCGACCCCGTTGAACGATCCCGAGATCATCAACAAGACGACCAGGAACGCCGTCGAACTGCCCATCATCGCGCCGGCAAGGAAATTCATGAGACCTCACCTTCCCATCATTGATACCCTGGCTTCCTCGTCAATGATCCCGCCCCGCGCTCCATCGCAGGGCGAGCGGTTCGGATGATCAGGACGGCGAGCCCTGGTAGGCCAGGACGCCGTCGTCGAGTTGGGCTCCCAGCACGTCGGCCAGATGCCGCATGACCGTATCCTTCGCGTTCTCCAGTTCGTCGGGGAGGATGACGAGCTGGAACGCCTGGCGCGTGTAATCGATCTCGACCGCAGCCACGACCGAAACCTTGATGTTCGCGCCGGGGTTGACGTAGACCGGGAGCGTCAACGTCACGTACTCGGGCAGCGCGGACGCCGACGAGATACTGTTGAGGATGCTCTTGTCGACGCTCTCGCGAGTGCGAGCGTTCTCGGAGCTAGCCGATGACGTCGTCTCGAACTTCACCTTCCGCACCGGATCGAGCAGCACGGACGGCTCCAGAGCCCCGTACAGCGTGATCCGCAGCAGACGGACGAAATCCTTGGGCTGATACCACGTCGCCGGGTTCAGGTTCGAGATCGCCTTGAACAGATCGCTCCGTTCCAGTTTCATCGTGGCGACGTCCGCGCGATCCCCCTCGTCATTGACGACGAGCACGACCGTGTCTTCGTTGAACCAGACGACGGGCTGATGGTCGTCCTCGTGGAAGCGGTTCGCCAAAGCGATCAGGTCGTTCAGAATGTCGACGTCATGGTCCCGCGCGGGGAGATCCTTGGCGTACGGGACGATGTCGTCGCCGAGCTTGACGTACCTCTGCGTCCGCGTCTCGTGGACGGTCTTCGGGCACAGCGATTCCGCCTTCAGTCCGCCCACCAATTCCAGCGCGTCACGAATCATTGATCGTCTCCGTCATAGTCGTCGTCGTAGCCGAAGGTTTCCTGATTGACGTTGTTCAGGGAATTCGGCGAATAGACGAACTGGCCGTTCTTCTGGAGTCCGACCGAATACGGCTTGGATTGGTGGTCGGGGATGCTGCTCTTGAGCTTGACCTGCATCCATGCGTCGCAGGCGTCGCCGTCCTGCTCAATGATCGGGGTGAAGCCGATCTCGACCGTCACCTTCCGGGGCTTGTTGTCGTTGGGGCGATCCTGGCAGTCTTGGCACGCCCTCTGCAAATGCTTCTGGAGCACGAGATTCAACTTGCCGTCGTCGATGGCCTGGAGCGCCCCGAAATCGACGGCGTGTCTCCCAATCCTCATTTTGAGTTTAACTCCCGACGAATGCTGTTCTTCTTAGACTGTTTCACAAAAACAATGGGATTCGCCACGATTTTCGCCGGCTCGCTCTTGAAATTCGACCTACCCAGATAGTAAGGTTGCCTATGTGGGAGGAGTATGGTACGTGGGGCCTGTGCGGACCCACGGCGCCCCGGCGAGCGTAAATCGTCGGTGCGGGTCGAATCGGGCAGTCCGGCGGCAGTCGTCGCCACCCGAAGTCGATATTACAAATTTCAATGATGCCTGTCAATGCTTTTGGCATCATCATTGAAGAGAAAATGATTCAACCGAGGGGGAAATCTGAATGCATTGGAAAAGCGAGAAGCCGCTCCAGGTGAAAATGTTCGCCCATGTCAAGAAGATGCTGGACGAACTCGTCGACTCGACCAACCGGCGAAGGGACTGGCACGGCAGCAAGTTTACGATCCAGGCATTGGTCAACAGCCTGGTCGTCGGATTGTACGAGGCCGAGGCCGAGGGGGTCGTCGACTGGAGCGAGATGAAGCGGATCGGCGTGCTCGCGTCGCTCGTGGACAGCGGGGCGAGGCGGCTGAACCGGGATATAGCCCGCGAGGACGTCAAGCCGGCGCGGCCCGTCAAGGCGCTCACGCTCGCCGGGAAAGCGGAAGCGGCGGAAGACCCGAAGAGGGCGCTGCCGCCGCCGAAGAAGGAGAAGAAACTGCGGACCCTGAAACTGCCCTACGACATGAGCAGTTCAGTCAGCTTCAAGGATTGGGTTAACGGCGTAGACCATTCCTGAGTCGACCTCGTAGGACCAATCCTTCAGGTAGGGGTATTTCTCCTGCATGCCCGGCCAGAACTCCTCTCCAGCCTTCACCACGTCCCGGCTCACGATCTCGCCGTCCACGAGACTGCGGAAGACCAGCCGAAGCGGCTGCTTGAGGGCGGCGATCTCTTCTTCGAGCATCGTCGCCCTTTCTTCCCACGTTGCCGCCTCGCGACGCCAGTATTCCAACCCCTGAGCCTCTTCGCCCCGAGCCTTCACACCGATCGCCCCCATCCACGTATCCTCCGTTGTTGCGTCGTGCAGGGGAAATGATTGATCAGACTCGGAGAGACTAATATAAACCGACTCACGATGCAAGCGGTCGTGATGCTTTGCAAGGGGGATATCGCCTATTTCGGCCCCCGTCAATGATCGCGACCCGCGTTGCAGATCATTGATCACTAACCCTTTAGGGCGTCCGACGCGCGTCGTGGATCTCGCGTGAAATTTTCAAGAAAAATGCCGATTTGGGCTTGTCGGCGAGGGCGGGAGGGGAACGTTATGGCCGGGGCGCGGATGTTCCAGGCGTTTTCGGAGGGTTCTTACGCCGCCGCGACGAGGTTGGCGACGAACCCGCGATCCTTCTCGTACACGAAGGCTTCGCCCGCCCGACGGTTCCCGACGTATCCGTTCTCATAATGCCAGGCGTCGGTGCCGGAAAGCGACGAGATGATCCTCACGATCACCCCCTTGTGCTCGTCGACCGTCTTGGTCTCGAACGCCTTGGACGTATGGAGGTGGCCGAGATGCCATTCCCGGCACGTCGTCGCGGCCCACTCCTTCGGCCGTTCGGTGGCCATGATCAGGGGCAGATCGGCCCTCTTGACGCCATTGCCGTGGGCGAGGCCGATCAGATTGACGCCGTACTGGACGTACTTGCGGACGCAAGGCCCGTAGTCGACGGAAACGCGATCGTCCATGTGGAACTGCGCCGCGACGGCGCGGGCCAGGCAGAACGACGAGACGGCGTCGTGGTTGCCCGGCATCAGGACGGCCTTCACGCGACGGGCTGCGGCGAGGGCGCGGCGGATCGACCGATTCTGCATCTGGAAGCCGATCTCGAACATCTTGGCGAGCCGCCCGTCGCGGTCGAGCGGCGTCCCGGCGGTCGTCGTGCCGGCCGGCGTGTCGTAGTGGAAGAAGTCGGAGCCCAGCAGGAAGACGATCTGTTCGGGGTCGTAGGTCTTCGCGTGCTTGAGCAGGTCGACGACCGTCTGATCGTAGACCTCCTCGGCGATCTTGAGGTCGTAGTCGCCGCCTGTCTCGGGAGCCCAGCAGAGCTTGCCGAGGTGCAGGTCGGGGATGTTGATCTCCATCATCGTCCCGCCCGTCTCGCGCGGGGCGACGTGCGGCAGGTCGAAGTGATAACCTTTCGCCGCGTCCTTCATCCTGTCGAAGATGGCGTCCAGGCCGTCGAGGATGAATTTGGGCGCGAGGCGTTCGAGTTTCAGCGACACGCGCCAGAGCCCGTGCCGCTCGGCCTGGTCGGGCTGATCCTTGCCGCCCTTCATCTTCATGACGACTTCCCAGGACGTGCATTCCCAGGTCTTGACGCGCCAGACCTTGGTGTCGACCTCGGCGAAGGCGATCGCGTCTTCCAGCGTCCTGATCCGCGTCGGGCTGATCCCCTCGATGGTCTGCCCGTCGCTCGATTCGACGACCTTGAACTTCGTGCGGGCGGGGGCCGCCGGGGCCTCGTCGATCAGTTCGTTCCGTTCCAGCCAGTGGAAATAGGCCAGCGCCGTGCTCGCCGCGCAGCCGGCCAGTTCGCCGGCCGGTCGGCACGCCATCTTCTCGCTGCGGCACTTCCGCAGGACCGCCTTCTGTTCGGGTGTGAGCCGAGCCACGTCGCCAGCCTCCGATGGAAAACAAAATCAATACTAAACGTCATTGATATTGTGCGTGAGCACGACACTGTACGTCAATACCCATCGGGGTCGTCAATGTCGAATTCCGGGAGATCGGCGCGGAAGATGCGTGCGGCGCGCTCGCACCCCGCGATGACCATGTCCTCGATCGAGCACTTGATGCGAGGCGACACGTCGCACTTGGAGCCGGCGACGGTCTCGATCAGCATGGCGATCGAGCGAATCCAGAGCCGGTCGCTGATCTGGTTCTCGATGTGGGCCTCGTTCGCGTCGAAGCACTCGTCGCCCACGGGCTCGACGCCTTCGGGGAGGTCGCTGCGCGGGGTCTCGCTCGCGTCTTTCATCTATGCGCCCTTTCGCTTCTGGAGGATGTCGGCCCGGCGGTGGCAGTCTTCGCAAAGGAACACGACGGCGATCGGATGGGAATGGTCTGGATGATGGCGGAAAAGCGTCCTAGAATGAAAACAGGCTTGACAAACCGCAGGGCGGTCTATCAAGCCTAAACCTTCCGCCAATGCGGCGGCGCGGCGGGCGGCGGTGTGCCGAGCCCGCTTCGAGATGTTGGGGTTGCTGGACGCGGCGATCGCCCGCTGGAGACGGCGGATCATCCGGCCTCGTTCGGTCATGGCATTCCACCAAGAGGGAGGAATCGAGCGATGATGTGGACGCTGGCGCTCGTGGTCGGGTTGGCTGGGCAGACGACGAGCGAGGCCAAGGCCGTCGCGAAGATGGACGGCGTGAAGATCAGGCAGATTTACGAGGCGGCGCTTTCGGCCAAGGCGTGGGCGAAAGCGGAGACGAAAGTCAGGTTCCCGTCGAAGACGATCATCAAGTTGAGCATAGAGCGGCGAAAGTTCCTCGCCCGCGAAGAAGAGGAGTGCGAGAAGTACTTGGCCTCAATGGCTCTGGCTCGCGTTGGCGAAACCTATAAGGTGAAGACGTCCATTCTCAAGTATATCACGGACCACCCCGAGATCGCCCTGAAACACGATCACGTCAAGGACGGAATGAACCGCTGGTTTATCGGCGACGTTCCTGATTGGGCGCGAAACCAGACCAGGTTCACGCCGAAATACTTGGTCCTCGACAATAAACTCTCGCGCCGGTTCCGCTATCGCAAGACCCCCGAGGACTCGCAGGCCCAGGTCAAGCCGGCGCCGCCGAGGGAGCCGACGTTGAAAGAACAACTTCTTAAAGAATCTAAGACCCAAGATCGTCCTCGGGATCAGCCTCCGGATCGCCAGGATCGTCCGGGTTTTCCGGCGCTTCCGACTCGTCTTGGTTCGTCAGGTCGGTGATCTCGCCCTCGCTCCGAAACGAACACGAGAACTCGACGACGTCGTCCAGGCCGACCTGAATCTCGAACTCCGTGATCCAGGCGTAGAGGTCCACGTATTTGTCGTTCGGGCTGAAGCCGAGTTCCATGCGGAACGGCGTTCGTCCCTTGAACAATTGCTGAATGACGTGCTTCGGCGTCGCGCTGCGGCGGTATCGGCCCCGGACGACGCCGGACATCGACATTGCGGTCGGAATACTGGACGCGAATACCAACTTGGCGTCCTGGCTGTAGTGGACACTGCTCGTCCGGTCGGCGAACTGAATGGTCGTCCGCGCGGTCCAGAAGAAGAACGGAAGCCGAACAGGGATCGCCTGGTCGTTCTCCATGACCTGGATGTAGCCGCTCTTGCCGGACACGCGATCGACGGCGGGGCCGGTCTTGAAAAACGGCATGGATCACCACTCCCCCATCGGGCACTTGAAACCCAGGCCGCGAACTTTCCTGCGCATTGTGCAGGAGCATTTCTTGCACTTGTCGGTCGCCGGGACATAGAGATCGTGCGGGCACGACCGGCAGATCGCGTGTCGCCTCTCGGCCTCGTCATCGCCGGAAGCCGCACCGCGCGACTTGACGAAGCCGACGGCGGATTCCAGCGCGTAGCCGATCGGCGTCGAATGCGGCGACGGTTCGAGCGGGGCGTTGACGCGATCGAGGACGGGACGCCATCGCGACGGGTTCTTCGCCAGGTTCTCGCACAACTTCGCGTAGGACCGACACCCTTCGCCGTCGGGGACGGGGCAGTGGGGGCATTTCACGATTCGGACTCGTCAAGGTAGGTGTCGACGGTGACGCAGATCACGCGAGGCGGCGACGGAAGCGCGGCGCACCCGTAGTACCGTTCGTGGATATGCAGGGGATCGCAGGTCGAATCCGTCGTCGCGACAAGGGCTTCGGGGGGAGTCCACGGCGACAGGCTGTCGGACGTCCCGTAGGGAAATGCTTCCGACACTCCCGTCAGGAGAAGCTCGACGCCGTCGTTGGAGCAGACGACATAGGCGACGGCGGGATTGGGGATGCCGTGACCGGGGTCGACTGCGGTCGCCTCGGATCGCCAGTGGCCGACGGGGACCATCGTCGTGGGGTCGAACATGTCTACGGGGACTTCGTACGGCGTCTCGGAGTAGATGAGATCGAAACTGTAGATCGTCTCGTCCGTCGTCGGGCCGGGCGGGGCCGTCTGCACCGAATGCGACGTCGCCGTGGCGGTCAGATCCGCCCTCGGCAGGTTGCAGGGGTCGCAGCATGCGCCCCAGGGGGCGTCGAGCGGCGCGTCCTTCAGTCTGGCCCAACCCTGCTTGTCGCCGTCGGGTCCGTAGAGCGTAAAGTTGACGTCGTCCGGCTTCTGGATGCCGGGGGCCGTGCGGTAGCCATCATCGACGCCGCCGCACCACTTCAGGAATTGCAGGTTGCTGCATTGGGCGAAGACGTTGACGCCGCTCGGGTCGGCGGTCGGATTCGAGCACGACGGCCCGGTCCACCAATCGACGTTCCCCGTCCAGGCGTAGGGCAGCACCGGCGAGAACGGGAGGATCGTCTTCTTGAGCGTCAGCGTGCCGTCGATCGGATCGGCGTCGCCTTCCTTGATATGGTACGTCAGGATCATGTCGCCGCTGCCGTACGAGTCGTTCTCGCACAGGCGGCACTGGCATTTCCCGGTGTCGTCGTCGATCTCCAGCGTCACGGTCGCTTCGGGGGCAGGCGGCGCGAGTCCCATGTACGAGTCGAAGGTGGCCGCCGCCTTGAGCGGGTTGCAGGTGAACTGCGAGGGCGTCAACTGCTTGTCGAAAACAAGGCCCGGCGTCTTCGACCCGGTGTAGAATGCGGTCCCGCTGCACGGCACGGCCGAGTAGCCGATGCTCAGCGTGACGGTCCCGTCCTGCGGCGTCTTCTCGGCCCCGCAGGCGAAGTAGTAGTAGTAGAACGCCAGGCCGCTCGCCTGCACGCAGTCGCCGTTCGTCCACGAATCGGTCTGGAACGGGATCGCGGCCGTCCTCCAGGCCGCGCCGGGCGTGCTCGGCTGCTTGAGCGGCCATTCGCCGTTCGCGTCCTTCACGACGCCGTTCTTCAGCGTGACGCCGCCGCACGCGGAACAGGCGTTGGCGCAGGGAGGCGTCCCGCAGCAGCAACCCTGTCTGTTGCGAATGCCCAACAGTAAACCTCGTTCGTTAATACGGAGGTACGACGCCGGTCACGAACCAGTGGCCGCAGATTTGACGCAGGACGACCTTCGATCCTGGCTCGATCTGCGACTTATCCACATTGCATACCCGGATCGGATCGATCGACTTCTCGGCTCCGGTCTCCGGGTCCAATGGGAAGGCGTGCCCGATTCCGAGGACCAGAGATTCATCGTCTCCCTTGACGGCACCGCCGATGAAGGAAGATTTCGCGAGCATCTGCATGACGATCTGCTTTCGGTTTAAGACGAGCACTCAACCCAGGTGATGACCCACGTGCCGAAATACTTCTCGCAGATGATCAGCGTGTCCTGGTCGATCGGATCGCGGGACCAGTTGTAGCAGGTGAACGAGGCCGTATCCTCGTCGCCGGCCGGGACCAACCGGAACGCCGAATCCTTGATTTCGAGCGTCTGTTCGATGGCGACGCCCATCGCGACGTCGCGCGTCTTGTCGTCGTTGACCGTCGCGCCCCCGATGGCGGGCGACGAGGACACGACGCCCACCATGTAGTCCTGGCTGGTCCGCGTGATCGCGTTGCCGAGAAGGCCAAATCCGGTTCCGGGCATCCGATTCTGGTTGGCGATCGCGCGGTTCAGGTCGTCGAACAGGGGCCGGAACGGGCTGCTCCTGCGAACCTTCTTGAATTGCGGCTTGGCGATCACAGCGAGTCCTCGCAGTCGACGTAGTCCGGCCAAATCTTGCACTTGAATTCGGTCGAGTCGTAGACGCGGCGGGTCTCGTTGTCCTTGAGCACGAGTTTGTCCCAGTAGCCCTTGCGATTCATGTAGTAGTTCCACGACTCCTGGGGCTTGCCGTCCTTGTCGAGCACGGGTCCGTTCACCATGATCCGGTGGGTGATGTCGTAGACGATCTTGCCGTTCGAGGGGTTGGCGTACTGCTCCGTCTCGTATCCCAAGTAGAGCATAGACTCGAATGGGTTCGTATCGGAGCCGATCTGGATGGGATCAAGGTTCACCTTGCCGATCATCGCGTCGAGGGTGACGGTGTCGACGAACGGCATGAAGTGCCGGGTGATCGACAACTCCGTCTTGGCGCGGAGGATGCCGATGTTGGCTTCGTTGGCCGGCGTTACGTCGTTAACGAATTTATATGCGTTTGTATAAGGAGAGAAGATTTCGCCGGTCGTGCGCCACCTGGTCGTCGTATAGGGGAATCCGCTGGGATCCATCCCCACGGTCTTGGGGTCGTAGGGGTCCTCGGCGATGGTATACATTGGGACCGTCCAGACGGTCGGAATGATCACCTCTTCGGCGTAGGGCCATCCAATCCATCCGGTCGGCTCGCCCTGGTCGTCCGACGTCCTCATCTTGAGCGGCCTACCCTGGCCCATCGAGGTACAGTAATACCGATCCCATGCGTAGGGGGCTTGGTCCTCGTTCTCGTTCATCTCGGCGACGGAATCGAACAGGATCGTCGGCAGCGAGACAGGAAGTTGACGCCAGTAGTTGTCGCCGTCGAATCCGCACGAGCCGCGCAGGATATAGAGGAATTGGAGTCGCCGCGTCCACGGCACGCGGAAGTCGATCTCGACCTGCATCCCGACGTCGGAATGCATCGTCTCGCGGAGCCCGCTCGATGCGTCCGGTCCGACGTAGACTGACGCGAAGAAGTGGTCGTCGCTGGACGCGAACCTGATGAACGGGCTCGAAGAGAGCTTGGCCATGAACGGAAAGCCTCGGTGGAATGGACAGTGCGATCAGGGCTGCAACAGGGCCGAGCCGTCCTTGACCTTGTAGCCGAAGTCGCGGAGGATGTCGCGCGTTTCCTTGGACACGATGACGAACTCGTGCATGAGGTCCGTCTGTCGCTTCTGGAACTCGGTCGGGTCGCCGAATATGCCCTTCTGGATGTGCTTGTAGAAATCTTCCGGCGAGTGGTATCCGACGTTCGACGACTGCCTGGCGCGTTCGCGACGGATCACGTCGTCGGCGCGGCTGGCGTCGTCCTTCGCCTGTTCGAGAAGCTTCTGACGGTCCAGGGCCGCATTGTTCTGGTCGTCGCTCGTGATGCCGATGGCGTTGGTGAACTTTCGCACATAGGAGAACGGAGAAATAACCGCGAACAGCCCCATTAGCGCGTTGGTCACGCCCAGGATTCCGGCCGTGATCGGGGCCAGGAAACTCCCCATCGCGCTCAACGAATTGCCGAGGCCCGACAGGAACGAATTCCACTGCACGCCGACGTCGAAGAACCGGACGAGGGCCGATTGCGCGGAGTCCTTCGTCTGGCTCATAACCAGCGCGTATCGGGCCTGAATCGCAACCTGCTCGGACATATGCTCGCCGAGTTTGATCATCCCGTTGTTGAACGCATAGGCCCGCACGAGGTCGTCGGACAGGACGACGCCGAGGTTCTTCAGGGCGTCGGTCGACCCGTGGAGCGCCGACTGCATCTTGCCGACGACTTCATCGAAATCGTCGCCGTTGGACTCGGCGAGTTCGCCCGCCCTCCGCGCCATCGCAGACGCCATCGCGGACGTCGGGCCGCGACCGAGGGCCGCGTGGTTGAGTTCGAGTCCGATTCCGGACGCGCCAGAGAGGTACTGGCTTCGGCTCATCGACGCGCCGAAGCGATCGTATCCGCCGACGACGGAACCAACGTTGGACCCGAAGACCCGAACGGCCTTCTTCATCTTCTCGTTCAGGTCCATGCCCGACGCGACAAGCGTCTTGAAGGCGGTCGTCGCGGCCGTGACGACGAGGCCGAATTGCCCGAGCATCAGCGCGAGCGATTGGGCCTTCGACGCCGCGCCGGCCACGTACTGCTGCGAGATGTCGGCCATCTTCGGCGCGGCCATCGCGTGCTCGATCCGCGCCCGCCTCACGTCCATCGGCGTGTTGAGCCGCTGGCCGTTGTAGATGTTGCCCTGCGCGATGGCGAGCCCGCGCAGCTTGTGGAGATACGTCTCGTGGGCGAACCGCCGCCGCGCCAGGTCCATTGCGTCGGCGACGTCCTTCATGGGGTCGCTGGTCAGGCCGAACTTCTGGAGGAAGCCGCCGGCCTTGCCGCCGAGTTTATGGCCGAGAACCGAGTTCATGACCGGCCCGATCGCGCCCATCGCCAGGCCATTCGCGAGCAGGCCGCCGGTCTTCCCGCCGATCGCGTTGGCGAAGACGAGGAAGCCCTGCATCTGCTTGCGGGTCTGGTTGATCGCGTAATCGAATCCGCGCGTATTGCCGGTGATGTTGATCACCGCGTTGGCGAGCACGGACTGATTGATGTTCATCATGTCGGCGAGTTCCAGGCGGCTTCGTGCTCACGGATCGCCGCCTCGTATTCGGCGAACGACGCGATCTTCTGCTTGCCGTCGGGCGGCTTCTCGGAGAAGCGGCACACGAGCTGGGGGATCGTCAGGCGGCCGATCTGGTCGAACGACATCTCGGCCTCGGCGGCGAGTTTGTGGAAGATCAGCCACCAGTCCTTTTCGCCGCCCGCGTCCGTCTCAGGGATGCCGCCGAACCACTCTTCCGCGCGGGCGGCGTCACGTTCAGCGGCTCGTCTTTTGGGTCGGAGGCGACCAGATTCAGGGTGGAGACCTGGCCGAGTTTCGTCGCGTCGGCGGCGCTCAGCTTCAGGGCCAAGTTCCTGGCGTCCTTCTCGGTGAAGCCCGGTCGGCCCTTGCGAATCGACAGGTAGAGGACTTGCGTGTAGCCGTCCATCGACATCAGGAGCGCGTCGGCCTCGATCGAGCCGAGCGGGGCCTTCGGCTTGATCGATTCCTTGAGGGCCTCCGACAGCATGTACTGCTGCTGGGCGACGGTGAACTTGCCCTTCTCGATGGCCTTCGCCACCACGTCGAAGGGATCGACGAACTGGCGGTCGACCCAGGCTTGGAGGGCGCCCCAATCCTCGATGGTCAGCGGGTGGACCATGTAGGTCTCGCCGTCGATCGCCAAGGGCTGGGGCTGCGCGGTCAGGATCTTCAGGTCGTTCATAAGGCTCACTGGCTCGGGATGAAGAGTCCGTTGCTGCGGATGTTGCAGGTGAAGCTCACGACGTCTTCGAGGGGCGAATCCTGGTTGTAGTCGGTGATGTCGACGGTCCCGGACCCGAACGGCGTGTTCTGGTCGATGCCGAGGACGCACGGAACGGCCGTGATGCCGGTAAACAGGTTCGCGATGATCACGCCGGCCGTCGAGGAACGCCGATAGCAGCCCTCGATCGACGCCTCAAGGATTGCGCTGGTGGGGATCTGGGTCCGCCCGACCATGTCCGCATTCGAGTCGTAGTCGCTCGAATCCGTGCAGTCCGCCATGTTGCGCGTGACGCGGGCGTTCCACCGCCGGATCGGGAGTTGCGTCCCGTTGTAGAGGATGTAACCCGCCTTCCCCGTGACCTTGTCCGGGATGCTGGTGATCGCCATTGCGGCTCCTTCGATGCCTCAGAAGAATCGTTCGATCATGTACATGAATTCAACGACGCGCTTGAACATCGTCACGTTCGGGCCGGGGCCGGTCGCGGCGACGATGGGGAAGCGTCGCTCCGAGCGGCGCAGGTACATCAGCACGCCGTCCTGGAAGACCAGCGGGGCGTCGTTGAGCGACGCGGCGGCCATGTCGCCGAGCCTGCGGGCGGCCAACTTCTCGTCCGCGAGGACCGTGAGGTGGAACACGCCTCGGATGGTCGACGAGTACCGATTGGTCTGGTCCTGCGTCTCGTAGTCCTCGGACTCGTCGGGCTCGTCGAAGATCGCGTAGGGCAGGTCGGTCTTCGGCAGCTCGACGTCGCTGACGAACTTGTCCTTGCCCGCGACGCCCTTCGCGTCGCCGAACGCGGCGACGATCGCCGGGTCCGAACGCAGGTGCGCGATGCACGCCGCGATCAGATCCCACGGCTTGGTGTACCGCTGGTCGTCGGGCTGGAGGATCGACGTCCTCACCTGCGGCGTCGGCCACATGAGCGGCGACCTCCGTCTCGGGATCGGCACGCCGAGGATGCGCGGCATCGGGTCGTGTCGCGGCGGCGGCGGGACGAACTTGAGGAACTGCGAGTCGTAGCGCCAGGGAGCCGCCTTGCGACCGCGCGGGATCGCGACGACGTGCGCGATCGGCGGCGGGACGGAGCTGGGATTGAACGCGGGCAGGGGCCGGACGACGATCGGCGGGCGGCGGCGGTCGGACGGCCTGGGGTGGAACGCGACGACGGTCGGGGCGATCACCGAGGCCGGCGGGATCTCGCCCGCGTCGGAGAAGCCGAGGACCATCAATGATCCGCGCCGCCGCTTGGGAACGGCGCAGGGGATGATGATCGGCCGGTGCGGCTGGGTCGGCCGGATCGCGAACGATTCGACGGTCGAGGCGATGATCGGATGCGGGACGGTCTTCCGCAGGGGAGGCCGAGCGGCGACGATCGGGTTGGCGCGAACACGATCGCCCGCGTCGGCGAAGCCGAGCACCATCAACGAGCCGCGCGTCCGCGTGGGCTTCTGCCGGGGGATGACGATCGGCCGGGAGGGCGACGGAAGGAAGCCGAGGCCGCTGGTCGGCGGCGACGCGACGACGATCGGCTGCGGGACGCGGAGGCCGACCGGGCGACGCACGACGACGGGGGCGATCGGCGTCTTGCCGTGGTTGACCCCCCACTTGAATTCGGGCCTGACGACGACCGACCGGCGGACGACGGGCCGGCGCTGCGGGTCGACCACGACGACCTGATTCGGCAGGCCGTCCTTCGTCGGCGGCTTGTACGTGGTGTGCGCGACGATCGCGCGGACGAACGGCTTCGGGTAGCGGGCGCGGAGGGCTCCGACGATCCAGTTGGGCTGGAGCGGGCGCGGGCTGCCGCCGCCGTTGTTGTTCGGGGGAGGGGTGCCGCCCGTGGTGTAGGCCGTGTGGACCGCGACGACGCGATCGACCGGGGGCGTCGGTCGGAGCGGGGGCCGGGGAACGATCACCACGCGGTTCCGCGCGGCGGCCGTGACGATCGGCGACGAATTCGGGTTGTTCGACGCGACGACGAGCACGCGCCGGCGTCGATTTCCGCCCTGGAAGCGTAGCGACACGGTCGACACCACCGCCTTCAAGGCGTCAGGGGACAACGATTCGGGGAGCGGCGATGGGAAGGGCGGGGGAGGGGTGATCCCGTCCCCCGCCGATGCGGATTACTCCTCGTAGCAGAGGCCGCCGAAGCAGTTGACCTGCGCCGTGGTCGTGACCTTGACGCCGAGGGTCGTGCCGCCCGGGACCATCACTTCCTGGCCGGGGGCGAACGGGTAGACCACGAGCCCGCCGAAGACCGGGATGTAGAAGTTCCGCATGATGTCGCCCGAGGTCGGCGCGACGGTCTGCGTGTTCTTCGTGTTGGCCTGGAGGGTTTCGCCGGTGCCCGAGGGGTCGTTGGTCTTCTTGGGGGCGACCGAGGTGTTGGTGAACGTGCCGCCGGTCTGCCGCTCGATCGAGACGGCCGCCGGGGCGTTCGCGCTGTTGGTGCCATCGAAGCTGATTTCGAGGGCCGTGACGCGGAGCCGCTGGTTGGTCGGGGCGACGAGCTGCATCACCGTCTGGGTGTTGGCGTTGCAGTTCGTGACCGGCCAGGCGGCGTATCCGTTGAGACCTGCCATTGCGGGGAACCTCTCAGAAATGAGGATGGGACGTGGGGCGAGCGGGCCGGGGTTCCGCACGGAACTGGCCGATCGGTGCTTCGGGGAGGGAGGGGGACGTGGAGGGCTAGTCGGGGTGCCAGCAGGTGCATCCCCAGGGGATGCGAATGATCTTCGGCTTGGGGGGCGGCGTCACGACCGCGCCGGACGCGTTCGCGCCGAGGCTGTCCATGAACAGCTTGCTCGCCGTGTTCGCGCCGGCCGCCGCGAGGCCGAAGTAGGCCCCGGACGCGATGTCGGAGGCGACGAGGGACGAGAAGACCGGGGTCGACGACAGGCCGAACACGCCGGCCGTGTTCATCGTGTAGCCGTCGGTGATCCGCGTGAGGGTGACGTTGAACGTGTCCGAGCCGTAGCAGAGCGTGCGGATCGAGTACCAGGTTCCGCGATTGAAGCTCAGGTCGGTGTTCGCGACCTCGGACAGATCCGTCACGGTCCCATTGACGATCTTCGAGAACCGGATTCGGTTCCCGGTGAAGGCGTTGTTGAACGCGACGTTGACCCAATAGCAACTGGTCGACGTGTTGTTCATCGTCGCGGACGAGCACCGGAACGTCGGGCCGACGCGGTAGAGCCCGGTCGACGCCGAGGTGTCGACGAACACGAACGCGGTGTAGTCGAGCGTCATGCCGTTGCCGGGGTCGGCCGTCGCGTAGGTCGCGTAGTAGACGACGCCCGCCGTCCCGCTCGTCAGCGCCAGGGAGTTCGGCGCGGTGTTGGATTGGGACGTGGACGTGACCATCCCCGCGTCGTTGTTCCACCCGGCCGGCACGGCGGGGGCGGTGACGGAGTCCCAATTCTCGACGAGGGAGAACGGCATGCTCTAAATCTTCTCCTGGCACTCGGCCCGCCATTGGGCGAACGGCGCGGCGGGGGCGATGTAGCCGACGACCTGATAGGTGTGCGTGACGCCCGCGTGGTCGACCCAGGAGATGAGATCCTGGACCGAGATTCCGACGTCGTCCAGGAAGTAGATCCGCGTCGGGTTGAACTCGGTGACGCGGCTGTTCCCGGTGGCGTCGCTGGTATCGATGATCGTCCGCGCGAGGCCCGGCTGGACGAAGCAGCGAAGGCTCGTCGCCGTGGTCGCGGAGGCGACGCGACGGCCGCCGTCCTCTTCCGTCCCCTGCGTATTCCGCGTAATCGTGACGACGTGCGGGGCCATGCGGCTGGAGGGTCGTTTCATGCGTGGTGGATGCGGTAGGGGGCGAGATCCTGGCGGATCGGGTCGGGGATCGACAGGCTGATGTTCTCGTTCAACTCGTAGGAGTAGTAGCCGGTCGACTCCTTCTTGACCGCGTAGTCGACGTCGGAGCGGTCGAAGTAGACCTTGGCGAGTTCGACGGCGGCTTCCTGGATCACGGCCGGGACGACGGTAAACCCGGCGTCGTAGGTCACGCGGACCAGGTCGTCGCAGGTGACGTCGTACTGGTCATCCCATCCGAGGAAGGACCAGTTGAACGGGGGGCCGAAGTTGCGGCCGTAGCGCGGCATCTGGATCAGACCCGTCCTGCGATCGAGCCGCGACTCCGAAACGTCCTCGGCGAAGACGCAGATTTGCATCCCGTCGTCGAGAGCCCCCTGCGAGTTGCCGTCGCAGTAGAGTTCGGAGACCGGCAGCAGGCCGTAGTTCCCGGCGACCGTCGCCTTCCAGCCCGAGACCGCGTCCACGGCGGCGGCCAGGTCGTTGATCGTCGTCAGGCCGGCGAAGAGGATCGGGACGTTGGACGCGACGCCGCTGGAGAAGGCGTTGAGCACGATCCCGGTGTAGGCGACGTCGTAGGGGTTGGGCAGGGCGAGGTCGACGCTGCTGTAATCGACGTAGGCGACCTGATACGTCGCCGGATCGGCCGTGATCGTGATCGCCGTCGTCGGGGTCCGCTGGATGCGCGTCACCTTGTTGATCGGCATCTCCCGAAGCATGATCTCGCCTTCGAGCGAGGGCGACAGGTACTCCGTGTAGGTCCGCCTGGTGAAGACCCTGTTGCAATGGCGTCGGATCGTCTCGGTCGCCTTCTGGAGCATGAAGGGCAGGGCGGCGACCTTGCCGGGGCCTTCCGGTCCATTGGCCAGCTCGGGGTTCAGCAGGATCGCCTGCGCGGGGGTCGCCAGGACGTCGTAGGTCGGCGTGTATCCTGGGGCGGCGACGACCTGGACGACGCCGAACGCGATCTCGCCGCTGTTCGACGCCAGCCGGACGTGGCAAACGTACGCGCCGGGCTGGAGCGTCGCGGTCTGCGCCGAGGTCATCGACAGCACGACGTTCGGGGGGCCGGACGCCGCGAACGTCGGAGTGAACGTGACGAGGGCCGCGTCGGTGAGCCCGGTCGAGACCGACGCGGCCATGACCGAGGCCGTCGTCAACGGGCAGGCCGAGACGACGATGGGCAACTTCGCGGCCTGCCCTTGAACGACGGTCCACGTGAACATGAATCGGCCTCGGACGAAGGGTCAGGACTTGCAGCCGCACGGATCGGCGGGGTTCGCGGACGCCAGCGTGCAGGCGTCGAACGGCAGCGAGCAGAGGATCGGGTCGACCACGCCGCCCGCGCCCATGCCGAGGTTCGAGAGGAAGTAGACGAACATCGCGGTTGCTCCGTCAAATCAGGACGTAGGCGATCTCCCCGCCGACGGCGGTCGCGCCCGAGAGGTTCAGATTCAGCGCCGAACCCGCCGCCGTCTCGAACCGCCCGATCGGCGAGAACGAGCCGCCGCACGAGGCGTACTGGATCAGCGGCCGAGCCCCGGTGATCGGCGTCGTGCCCGATCGCCAGGTCGCCGAGACGGTGCCGTTCGACGTCAGGCTCCACTGGAGCACGCGGATCTTCTTGCCGACCTGCGCCGCGACGATCTGGTTGTCGCCGGACGAACTGGCCGAGATGACCGCGTACGAAGGCGTCAGGGCGGTCGCGCCGTTGTAGATCGCGCTCGTATCCTGGCCGACGGCCGCCTTGCCGATCAGGTTCGTCCCGGCCCCGATGATCGCCGTGCAGTTGAGGCTGGAAGCGGTCGCCTGCGCCACGGTCACGGGATTGGTGATGGTGCTGACGGTGGTGACGTTGGCCACCGTCTGGTTGGCGGCGATGGACACGGTCGCGTTCAGGTTCGCGGCGGTGGCCTGGACGATCGTCACCGGGTTCGTGATGCTGGTCACGGCGGCGACGGTCGTCACCGTGTCGAGCGTCTGAGCCGCCGCGATGTTGACCGTCGCCTTGAGGTTCGCGGCCGTCGCCTGCGCGACCGTGACCGGGTTCGTGATCGTCCCCACCGTGGTCACGTTCGCGAGGGTCTGGGCCGACGCGATCGAGACGGTCGCGAGCAGGTTGCCGGGGGTGTTCTGGGCCACCGTGACCGGATTGGTCACGCTCGTCACCGAGCCGACGTTCGTCACCGTCGCGAGGGTCTGGCCGGCGGCGATGTTCGCGGTGCAGGTGAGGCTTGCGGGAGTCGGTTGGACCACCGTAACGGGGTTGGTGATCGACGCGATCGAGCCGACCGCCACGGTGCCGTCGATCGCCGCGAGGACGGTCAACTGGCCGCTGCCGTTGACGATCGCCGTGTTGCCGCCCTGCGCGATGGAGGTCAGCCAGGGATTGGTGTTCGGCGTGTCGCCGGGGTTCACGACGAACGTCCCGTCCTGCTGGACCGGGAGGCCGTGGCCGACCTGCACCGGCTGCGCGACGGCCGCGCCGTCGGTCGTCGAGGTCATGTAGACGACGGCGGCCGGGGCGTAGGTGTTGCCCGACGCGTCCTTGTAGGCCCGCATCTTCGCGCCGCCTGCGCCGGGGCTCAGTTCAATATTGTCGGCCATTGGACCTCAGCTCTCGGACTGGAAGATGTTGATGACGGTGCCGGTGGGGAACGTGTCGCGTTCGAGGGCTCCCGCCGAGGCCGTGGCGGGGCGGTTCTGGTTCCAGACGTCCACGGCGGGCGTCGCCCCGTCCGTGAACCAGGCGAGGAACGGGCTGGTCGCCATCGGCTCGAAGAACGGCCGGATCTGGGCGCCGGTCAGCCGCTCGTCGTTGATGTTGAACGCGGAGGCGGCGACGGTCGTCGAGTTGGCCCCGATGCTGACGCTGGATCGCGGCGTCGAGGCGAGGATGATGTTCCGATCTTCCGCGACCTGCGTCGTATTGTTGGCCCCGAACCCCGTCTGCGCCCCGTGGACGTAGCAGCCCCGGATGCTGATCGGCGTCGTCATGTTGATCGCGTTGGACGCGTAGACGTTGACCGCCGTGCTCGCCCAATGGAAATCGCAACTCTGGATCGCGACGCCGGTCCCGAGGAACGAACCCGTCGCCGCCGATTGCAGGACGACTCCGTTGCCGCGCGTCCAGAAGCGGCTGTTCTGGACCGTGATGTTGGCGCTGTACTCGGAGGCGTTCAGGGGGACGGCGAACGTGATGCAGTTGCTCGTGCTGGCGATGAAGTCGCAGCGGTCGACGATGGAATTCCAGACCGTGCCCGACGTCGCGCCGGAATACTGGAGGCACTGGTTGTTCAGGTAGGATATGAAGATGCAGTCCTGGATCGTCCAGTTCGTGCAGTCGGCCGACAGGAAGGCGCACGAGCCGCTTCCACCCGTGATCTTCAGGCCCTTCATCGTGACGTAGGACTTGCCGACCGCCGCGAGCGTGTTGGTGCCGATCGGCGTCGTGTCGTTCGTCCAAGCCCGCCAGTCCACCACGCCGGGCGAGACGCCGAAGATCGACCCGGTGTTGTCGCCGATAATCAAGAGCGGGCTCGACGACGTCGGCGTGACGCTCATCGTCGCCACGCCGCGATAGATTCCGGGGGCCGCGTAGATCGTGTCGCCGGAACCCGAAGCGGTGATGGAGAGAGCCTTCGAAAACGAGGCCCAGGCTGTGGACGGACTAAGCCCGTCTCCAGTCGAGTCCGAGCCAGTCGTCGATATATAATACGCGGTCACTACTCGATCCTTTTCAGTCGTTGACCCATTGGGATCGTGAACGCCTGTTCGACGCTCCAGCCTCGCCCTAGCCTCTTGTAGAGCGTGAGGTAGCGAACATTCAGAATGTCGGCCCACTCGGCCAGGCTTTTGGTCTCGTTGCGGAACGAGACCATCAGAGTGTTTTCTCTGTTTCTGGCTTGGTCTTGCCTTGTAGCCCAGACGCAGTTTCCAGGTTCGTAGCCCTTGTGAACGTCGAGTCTTTCAAGGGTGAAGCCTTCCTTCGGTTCGCCCATGTCAGCCACAAACGCGGCGGGATCACGGAGCCATCTTTCGCAGACTGTGATCCCTCGTCCGCCGTAGCGATCCCATCCCGGCGTATCTGGATTGGAACACCGTTTAATGGCGTTCTTGATCGCTTCATACGCGCGTGTATGGCTCGTCCCGTGCTTCGTCCGAGCGCAACCGCAGGAGACCGTGTGGCCGGAAGTCAACTTGTGAACAACGGCAATCTTCTCCTTGCCGCAGTCGCAGACGCATCGCCACGCCGGCTCGTTTCTTTTATTGCGAACCTTTTCAATTGCAGTAAGTCGACCGAACCTCTGCCCGGCCACATCGGCCCCCAACTTGCCCATTCGTCTCTCCAAAATCCAAGGCATTTGATGATCGTCACTGGTTGATGACAATACCAAATGTCATTGATTTTGTCGAGTCGAACAACCACTACATGGGAACGCCTCTTGCGATAGCGACCATTCTCACGGCGGTCTCGTTCACGAGTTGGGCGAGGACTTCGGCCGGCATCGAGGCGAGCAGCGTGGAGACAAGAACGGCCTTGTCGCCCGAGTAATCACCGACGACCGCGCCGGTCTCCGAGTCGATGAACTTCACCGACACGAGGAAGTCCTCGGCGAACGGGATGCTCACCGCTCCGGGGACGGGGGTGATGGTGCAGCGTAGGTCCACGAGGCGGCTCCACTTGCAAAAATCATTGCCGTTTGATATTGTTGTTGGCCGTGTCTTTCAGCCGTCAACAGAGCGAGGAAAAAATGGCCGTCCCCGACTATTACAACAACGTGAATTTCGACCTTCTCGCCATGCTGCCGCCCGACGCGAAACGCGTTCTGGAGGTCGGATGCGGAACCGGGGCGCTGGCGGCGAGGTATCGCCTCATCAATCCGAAGTGCCATTACATCGGGGTCGAGGCGAACTATGAGGCGGCGACCGAGGCTGAAAAGAGCGGCCGATTGTCGTCGGTCTACTCGCTGCCGATCGAACGGTTTCTCGACGAATACGGCTGCGACGATGACGAGCGATTCGACGCCTTGGCGTTTGGCGATGTCCTAGAACACTTGCGAGATCCACACGCGGTCCTGAAAGCCTGCGTCGACAACTATTTGGCCGACGGCGGTTCCATCGTCGCCTGCGTGCCGAACATCCAGCACTGGCGGGCGATCACCGCGCTGCTGCACGGCGAATGGCCTCTGATGGACTCCGGGACTTTCGACCGGACTCATCTCCGCTGGTTCACGAAGAAGTCGCTGATCGACATGTTCGAGGCGGCTGGCCTAAGCGTCGCCAAGATCGTCCCGCGTAATCTGGACCCAGGCGGCTCGGTCTTGATCGACGCGGTCAAGCAGTTCGGCCTTGCTCCCGACGTCGCGAAGTTCCGCGAGGGGTGCCAGGCGTACCAGTGGATCATTCACGGGTTCAAGGCGGATCCAGTTTCCCGACGCATCCTCATTCGTGGCTTCACCGCCGAAGCCTGCTGCGCCCGCCCGCGTCTCACCGAACCCGGTCAATTCCTCGCGACCATTCCCGGATTCCGTTATTCGGAAGTCCCGACAGAGGTCGAGCCGGGGGAAGCCGTAGTCGTTGTACGCCAACGCTTCAATATCGCAGAGGAAGCCGTGCGAAAGCATCTGAAGGACGGCTGCCTCATCGTCGGCGAGTGGGACGACGACCCGTGGTACGAAGGGTTCCGAAGCAAGCTCAAGGTTCCGAGCGTCGAATGGGCGTTGAAGGCTTGCCACGCGATCAGCGTCAGCACCGAGGCGATCGCCGAACTCGTCCGTCCGATCAACCCGAATGTCGCGGTGTTCCCGAATCAGATCAAGGCCATCGGACCAAAACGAGAGTACGTCGAATCCGACGTCGTCCGCATCTATATGGGAGGGCAACGGAAGCGTGAGGACTGGGGGGACGTCGTCAAGATCGTCAACGAGGTTGTCGCCGGACGCCCCGATCGGTGCCACTTCGTCGTCGTTCATGACCGGGATCTCTACGACGCCCTTGAGACGAAGCATAAGACGTTCTATGCGTTCCAGCCCTACGAGAAATACCGGGCGTTGCTAAGAACGTGCGACGTGGCGATTTTGGCCCTTGGCGACACGCGGCTCAATCGGTGCAAGAGCGACATCACTCAGATCGAGTGCGGGGCAGAGGGCGTGGCGGTGCTAAGAAACGACCGCGACCCGTGGATTCTCGGGGATCGCACCGTACTCAATTTGGGAACGGGACACCCCGAGATGATGATCCGCTATGCTTTGGATCACCATGTCCGCAGCGGCACCGCCGAGTCGGCCTATACGAACATCGTCAACAACCGCATGCTCGCCGGCCACTACCGCAATCGGGCCGACTGGTTCAACAAGTTGCTGGACGAGAAGGCGGAACTGGAGAGTCAGTTGTTCGAGAGGCTGCCCGAGTTGAAGGAGGTGGGAAAGTGATGGAGAAGTTATGCGGGACGTGCAAACACTACGAGACCAAGAACGAAGACTATCAGCCGCCGGCCACTTGGGGTTTCTGTAAGCGGATCGGCAATATAGATCAATACGACGTCATGGAACACGAGCCGTTTGATGATTTTTTTGACCGTATCGTCTACACGATCAGCAGAGAACGGTCGGACTTGGTGTGCAAACGCGACTTCGGGTGTGTCTTGTGGGAGCAGAAGAATGACTGACAAGCTATGCGGGACGTGCAAATGGTTCGGCGGCCTTCTCAGGAAGGACTTCATGAGAGCAGACATCATGGAGCCCGGCGATCGATACGCCTTCGGGAAATGCCGGGCGATCAAACTCAATAGGCTTCCGTATGACCACGAAAACAAGCCCGAGCCCGATTGCCTTGCCTTCACGACCGACATCGAAGACTATTCGGCATCGCTGAACGTACGCCCCGAATTCGGCTGCGTCTTGTGGGAGTCCAAGAATGGCTGAAAAAAGATGCGGGACGTGCAGGTGTTTCTATCGAAGCACCTATTGTCAAGAGGAAGGATTCTGTGGCATGATCGGCGACGAAAAACGCCCTGTTCCCAAGGGATTAGCCGTAATCATCTTGCATGAAGCGCCAAACGCAAGGGCGTCGCTTTGCGTGCACGAGGATTTTGGCTGCGTCCTCTGGGAGCCTAAACCACCAGAGGAGCGTCCAGCTCCGGAAACATCTCGGCCCTGAGATCGTCGTATAGCCGTTCTTCTCGCATCGATCGCGTAAGGCAATCGGCCACCGCGTAGATGTATCTCGACTCCAAGCCTTCCATGCTCGCCAGGTAGCCGCGAAGACTCGGGTTCGGCATGATCTTCGCCCATTCCTCGAACTGGTCGCGCCAGTTCGGCAGGTCGTCCATCAGCCGGTCGGTGTATTCGAGGAACGCTTCCTGCTGCCGGGGCCTCTCGACGAGGTTCTGGCGGTAGGATTCGTTCTTGCCGTGGTGTCGCCAGTAGCCGATGCGGACGGGGTCGCACACGACCTTGCCCTTGCGGCCCATCGCCGCGAGGATCGTCCGCTCGGTGTACAGGTCGCAGTGCGTCGGCACTTCGCGGAGGGCTTCCCTGAAACCCTCGCCGCAACGGAACGCGGCGGCCGGCGACAAGGCCCAACTGGAGCAGTACGAGAAGGGGACGAGCATCATCCCGTCAATGACGGTAGGCCGATTGCGGAGCAGATCCATCGGGATCGGAGGCCCGACGCCGGTCCACCACATGGCCAGGTGTTCGTATTCGGCGATCGACAGGACGGCCGTCCACGTCGAGGCGTCAGGGAAGGTGTCGAAGGCGGCGACGATCCGCTCGGAATAGCGCGGGTGGACGATGTCGTCGTCCTGGCACCACGCGAAGTATTCGGCCCCGTCCTCCATCGCGGAGTCGGCGGCGGCCTGCCAGTTCTCCCAGAGGCACGTGGCCTCGGTGGGAACGTGGGAGACGAGCGGATTGTCCTTGTAGGTCTGCATCAGCTCGAACGTGGCGTCGGTCTTGCCCTGGTCCGCGACGAGGATCTTGCAGGGGACCACCTGATTCAGCAGGCAGTCGATCGTCTTGCCGAGGAATTCGGTGCGGTCCAGGTGCGGGACGCCGACCGTGAGCTTCGGATGCATAAGGGGCTCTCAAGAGGGAAGGGAATGCCGATCAGGACGATGCGATCAGCGAGTGCCTTCTCAGATGCTTCTCGACGACCATGCGTATTTCCTCTCGCCGCTCCACCGAGACTTCCGTTTTGGGGATGTCGTTGGATACGAAGAATTCGGCATAGAGGATTGACGCGGCGATGTCTCGGGCGACCGCAGCCTCCTGCGGAGTCGGGTAACATCCAAGGGATTTCTTTTTGGCGTTGGGACAAATGTAGGCCGAATGGCAGTTATACAGGTGCGAGCGGTGCTTTGCCGAATCAACGCCGATGTACCCGGATTTGCTGTTCGACTGGAGGCGGCAATGCTTGCTGTTGTCGGCCTGGGTGACGACCCGCAGATTGGCAATTCTGTTGTCAAGACCGTCGTGATTGATGTGATCGATCACCATGTTTCGAGGAATCAAACCCCGACGCAGAGTCCACACAAGCCTATGAAGCAACACGGACTTATACTTGCCATCTATGCGCTCAAACGATCGTCCGTACTTGACGCTGACGCCTTTGGCTTCGGCAAGAAGCCATCTTCTTTTTTGGATCTCTTCGAGTTCGGCTGCGTCGTCGTCGATCTGGGAATGCCCGGCTATTTCGTAGTCTTCTGGGAATTTGGCGTACCGGTTGGAAATAGTTCCAATCCTGCGGTAGAGCGGCAACAGGGCCATATCTTCCTCAGTGGTAAGGGCGGTGCCAGGCCGACCACTCGACCTGGCACCTAAACCGAAGGGATCAGCTTCGGCATTTCATTGACAACCATCATTGTAAACTAATGATGGAAGCTAATCAATATAGCAAGGTTTCGCCTTTGACGTAGGCGGGCGTGTCCTGGTTGTACGCCGGGGTGTAACGCTCAACGAAACCATTGGCGTGGACGGCGGCGACGACCGAAGCACCCGACACTGACAGGACCGGGAAGACCCACGTGCCCGCGCTACGGTCGCCGAGGTATTCGCCCCGGACTTCCGTGACGTAGGTTCCGCCCGAGGCCGACGTCGCCGAGGCGTACGCCAGCCCGGTCGAGCCGACGAGAATCGACCCGGTGCCGGCCGAGGTCGGCGCGGCGTAGATCAACATCTGGACCGAGGCCGCCCCGCCCGAACCCATGTCCAGGTGGAAGGCGATCTTGCTTCGGCCGGTCATGGGGATGGCCGAGCCGATCGAGGAGCCGGCCGCATAGACGGCGGGCGAGAGTCCGGCGTTCAGCTCGCTGAACACGTCCCGGAACTTGCGAGATGCGAACATTAGGGTAAACCTCCGGGATGAGTGATCAGACGAGGGTGACGAACGGCGAGGTCTTGAACAGGCCGCCGGCCGGGGTCGTCGACAGGCGAGGACCGGACCAGAGCGACTGCCCGTCGTTGCGGAGCTTCCACTTGTAGCAAAGCTGGTCCTGGTCGAAGAGGAACTGATCGCTGACGCCGACCTCGATCCCCGAGCGGTTGGCGACGCCGTACTGGCTGGGGTCGATCAGCATCAGGTCGCCCGCCGTGCCGAGGATTTCCAGCTTGTCGCTGGTGAACCGGATCGGCAGGCCGTGCAGGGTTCCCTGCGCGGCGAAGTTCATCCCGCCCGACTTCGTCCCGCTGATCGCGGAGAACATCGCGGCCTGGGTGATGAGGGCGTTCGGCTGGAACGCGAAAGTTCCGGACGAATCCTTGATCGCGGCCAGTTCGGTGTAGGTCGACTGGTGGGCGATCCACATCGCGCTCTTGAGCCGGCTCTGGTCGAAGATGCTGAGCATCTTGAGCAGGTCCGGGAAGTAGATGTGGCTCGCCGTTCCACGATTGACGGTCAGCAGGGCCGCGCTGTTGCGGAGCCCGATCGGGCGGTCGCCGCCCTGGGCGTTCAGGAACTCGTAGTCCTTCGTGAAGGCCATGGCCTTCATGAAGAGGCTCGGCAGCAGGGTCGTGATCGCGATGTAGTTGTCGGCCACGAGGTCGCGGGAAACGCTCGTGAATGCGGTCAGGTCGTTGATCTTGAGCGTGATGTTCCGCAGTTTGGCGTCGGACGCCTGCCGCTGGCGGATCTCGCTCTTGCGATAGACCTGGACGCCGGCCGTCGCCGCCGACTGCCCGGCGGTCGGGGTGAAATACTGGTCGAGGGCCGGCCAGTTCACCTCGTTGGTCGTTCCGACCGGGACGTTGAACGCGTACGGCTCGATCAGCGAGTCTTCCATCGCGATCTCGAAGTACCCGCTCAGGATTTCCGGCTTGATGAAGTAGCCGTAGGTCGCGCCTCCGCTCATCGACTCGGTGCCGGTTCGGGAGACCACGCCTTCCGAGTTCTTGACCTTCGGCAACTCGAAGTGCCGGACGAGCCGTTCGTCGGCGTGCTCGCGATCGGCCTGGGGCTGGTGGATGCTGGTCCGGGCGATCAGTTGCAGGATCTCGCCGAGGCCGCGAGAGACGTTCTTGCCGTCGACCCCGCGATCGGAGGGCGACTCGGTCCCTTCGATCTCGCCGTCGAACTCGACGCCCTTGTCCGGCGCGGCCGGGGGGCCGTTGCTGGGGGTCTTGTCGAGGAACGTCCGCTTGAACTCGTCGAGCGTGCTGGCGACGCTCTCGTTGATCGCGCCGAGTCGGGCTTCGACCAGGCTGGCGACGAGGCCGCTCTGGTCCGACTCTTCGGCGAGACCGGATGCGATGTAGCCGCGAGCGACGGCCTCATCCGGGATTTCGATGACCGCGCCGGCCTTGTGGCCGCCAGCGTCGGACTTCAGCTTGATAAACATGGGCGGGGAACCCTCGATGGAGGTGGGACGTGGGAAGGGTGGGACATGAGCGCGGTGAATCTCCAGCCCGCCTGACGTCCGCCGCACCTCGAAGGAGGGTCGAACCGGGAGACCTGATTACTCGCACCGAAGGGCACGCGGGGAGCGTGTGGGAAATGCGTCGTCAGGCGATGACGACGAAGGGCGAAGCGGTCTGGGAACCGTCCGCGATGGTGATCGGCTTCTTCCAGAGCGGCATGCCGTCGATCCGGATCTTGAACCGGAAGACGATGGAATCCGTGTCGAACATGAACTGGTCGGCCGAACGCTTCTCGATGAAGGCTTCGGGCGACGCATAGGAGAGCGTCGCCTCGTCGTCGACCGTGCGGACGACCAGGGCGTACTGGCTCCAGTCGCCGAGGATCAAATCGCCGGTCGACCCGAGGACCGCGCATTGCTCGCAGGGGAGCAGCGGCCGTCCCTTGAGCAAGGGATAGGGGTTTCCGGCGACGCCCTGCGGGAGATAGGTGGCGGCGGGCCAGCCGAGCGTCGTCGCGACCGCGTCGATCTTGAGCAGCGTGTCGTCGTTCGCCAGCCAGACCGCGTTGCGGCGGCTGAAGCCCCACATGCGGGACCACGCGTTGTCGACGTCGGCCTGGCTGATCGTGCTCGGCGTGGCGCGGGAGACGGCGATCGTGGAGGGCGAGTTGAGCACGCCGTAGGGGTGGGTGGCGCCCTGCCCGTTGATCATCGCGTTGACGATCTCGTAGCGGACTTCCTGTCTGGCCGCGTATTCGAGGGCGGCCTCGGCGATCGGGGCGTCTTCGAGCAGGTCGCGCGAGTACGGCTGCGAGAGGATCGTGAACCGCTTGGGGACGAACTGGTTCATCGCGACCGACGGCTGGCTGGCGTAGGGCGTCATCGACTGGTCGTCGGTCGTCCCCTGCCAGCGGCCCTTGATGCCGCCGAGCCGCGATCCGTTCGCGCGGCTGGTCTCGTCGAACACCGGCCACTCGGCGGTATGCTTCGTGGTCGGCAGGAGCAGGCATCGCGCCAGCGGTCCGTCGATCGCGCGGGCCTTGTCGAAGATCCCGCCGATCAAATCCGTGTCGAGCAGGAACCCGCCGTTGGGGCCGCCGCCGTAGGTGTTCCAGCCGCGACGGACGGCTTCCGGCGCGTCCCGGTCGACGATGGACCGGCTGATGTCGCCGAACAGGCGGACGGCGGCGTCGATTCCGCTCGGTGCGGTTGACATGGTGCGATGCCTCGGATTTTCAAAGAACGTGATGACGCCGACTGATCAAGCTTCGCCGCGAAGCCAGCCCTGGAGATCCTTCATCTTCTCCGCGAACGCCCGCTCGAATGCGCCGATCGGATCGACGGCGGACTTCACGACCTCTTCCAGTGTCCGGCCGACGAGCGGCGGCAGTTCGGGCTTCGCGGGCTCGACGACGGGTTCCGGCTCGACTTCCTTCTCGGGTTCGGGCGAGGCTTCCGCGATCGGTTCCGCTTCCGGCGCCGAACGCTCGACCGTCTCTTCGACGACTGGCTCGGCCGTTTCCGGATCGGTCTCGACAACGGCTTCGACCACGTCTTCGGTCGGCGCGTCGCGGGCCACTTCGGCGTCGGTCGCGACTTCCTCGGCGGGCGTCTCGTCGGCGGGGGCCTCTTCCGTTTCCGGGTCGACTTCGACGCACAGGCTGTCGATCAACGGCTTGACTTCCTCGCTCGGGGACCAGAAGCCGCGAACGACGAGTTTCGAGAGGGAGCGGAGTTCGGGGTCCGACAAGGCCGAGGCGCAGCTCGGCACTGACACGGCCGAGTACTCGTATAGATCGATTGATCTGTAGATCAGTTCGCAGTCGGCCAGTTCGGGACGCCTGCGGATCTCCTCCCGCGTCGGCGGGCTCGCGTCCTTTCGCCCGCCCTGGATCGACCAGCCCCGCATCGTGCCGTCGCGGTAGAAGTCGAATAGGGTCTGCGAAAAGGCATCGCGGGAAAACTGGGTCTTGGCGATCAGCCGGCCGTTCCCGCTTCCGTCGTGGCGAACCCAGAGGCAGCGTCCGATCGGGACGGCGCCGCGCGTCGGGTCGAGCCCGTGCTCGAACAGGACCACGGGGTTCTGACGGAAGTTCGTCAGGTCGATGCCCCTGGAGTCGATGAGCGTGCGATGCCGATCGACGTCCCCGACGCTGATCTTCGCGACGATGGTTCGTTCCGCAGGATTGGCGTCGTCCATCGTGGCGGCGAACGACCGGCGTAGATGATCCATTTCAAGCCTCGTGATTCGGAAAGGCGGTCGCTCAGGCGAACTCGTCCGGTACGTAACTCGACTCTTCCGGCTCAGGTTTCGCCTTGGGATCGGGCGGTGCGTGGAACGAGCCGAGGTCCGAGACGGGGAGCCAGATCCCGTCGATCCGGTGGTGCATCGCGATCGGGAACGGGATCGAGATCACCGATCCGTCCGTCGCCTTGGAAATGTCCTTGACTTCGCCGGTGAACTCTTCGCGTTCGGAGTCGGTGAGGGCGACGAGGGGGGAGACGAGCAGGGGAGGAGAGATCATTAATTCCATGCCTTGCGCATGCGGTTGAGCTTGGACAGGCTCGAAAGGATGACCTTGTTCTTCTGCTGGAGTCCGACGTTGTGACGTCGCGGCTCGTTGTCGCGGGTCATATGGACGGCGGTCAACTTCGTCCTCGCGACCGCGCCGACGTTGTGCATGGCGTTCGCGGCGGCGATATGGGGGCGAATCTTGGATTGGATCTTGAGCGGGACGTGGAATTCGTCGTTGAACGTCCCGCCCATGATCTGGGTGGAGACGCCCGTGAACTTCCCGGTCAGGAAGGCGGGGGCGAAGGCGTTGATGGCTGGCCTTAGATAAGGCCGTGGCGCCATTTTATGCGTGCCCTGCTCCACGAAGAGGCTGTAGCCGGTATCCGCGTGCAGCGTCAGCGTCTTGGTGGCGGGCGCGTAGGTGTAGTAAATCTTCGACTTGAGCAATCCGGTGTCGACGGGAACCAACGCCTTGGCCATCGCGACCATTGATTGGCCGGCGACGTGCATCCGTTGCTCGACGAGCCGGTCGATCCAACTCGTCGGATTCCACGAGATCGGCATGGCTACACCAGCGGCGTTTGCTCCTCGCTCCGCTTGCGAAGTTCGAAGCCTTCGGTCAAGAGGATCGCGAGTTTCTTCCCTTGCTCGTCGCGAACGAACGACTCGATCGTCACGAGTGCCGGCTCACCGCGCCAGTCGAGTTCGATCTTGATGCTGCGAACGGGATGAGTGATGCCCAAGGCTTCAACGATCATGTCGCCGAGCTTACGGCCGCTCATGATCCTGCCGAGTTCGCTGCTCATGGCGTCGCCTGAAAAACCGTGTTGATCGGACGTCTGCGGTAGCTGAAATGACACCGGCAATTTTGCCTGCACTCGCGCGACCCGATCGGAGCCAGCGTTCCAATGGGGACGAAGCCGCGAGCATTGTCGTCGATACAGCCTTGGCAGTGTTCCGCGTCGCCGAGAACCAGCCGTTCCTCGTCGAACACGCCTTCGCGAGCGTAGGACGCTCGGGCGATCTCCTGCGCGTCGCCCCAGACGGTCGCGCCGTAGGACTCCGCGCGGGCGATGAACTGATTGGCGGTGATCGGCGCGGGGCCGATGAAGATTTGGTAGGTCTTGTCGGGCGGGAACGGCTGGGGACGAAGCAGGTCGGCCTTGAAGCGATCGAGGTACGCGTCCTGGACGGTCGCGAGGCGTTCGGCGTGCTGGAGTTCTTCGCCGGTCATCGGACGCGGGCCGAGCAGACCCATGACGCCCGCGACGATCGACTCGCGGACGAACCCTTTCATCCGCCGGAAGAACCGCTCCGCTTGTTCACGTAGAGACCGCCCAACTTGCTCAACTTCGGCTGCGCCGAGAAGACTCCGCTTCTCTTGCCAGTCGAGTTGCTGCCGCGCCCACTGTTCAGCCTCATGTCGGATCCACGCTTTTGAAAAAGCGCGAATCGCTGCGAGGAGGCGAAGACGCTCATGCTCATCGAGCGATCCCTTCTTGTAGCGCGAGGTCCATCCGAGTTTCTTGAGGACGTGGGCGAGGATCGCCTCGGCCGACGCCGGCTTGGCGATCAGCCGTTCGCCGCCGAGCGGCTTTCCTCGTCCCAGGCCAGGAAGGCGAAAGGGTCGCCATCCTCACCCTCCAGCGTCAATCCTTCGACTGCAAGAACCGCCTCATCGGCTTGATCGTGAAGGCTACGAACAACGCCAGGAAGATCGGGATAGCCAGGCTCAAGATTCCGCTTAGCATCGGAGCCGCCCTTCTGCGAGCCGCCCTTGGCTTTCTTCGCGTCCTTGTTGCCGACGGCCGCACTGCCGCCGCCTTCCTTCGATCCTACCGCAGCGAGGGTGCTTGCCGTAATAGTAGCTTGGTTCAATTCCTTGATCGCCGACGGCTGGGCCATCGTGTTCTGGAACCACGGCTCGTCGCCCCACGGCACGGGCGGCTTCCCGGTCTCCTGGTTCGCCTGGTTGATCGTCGTGGAGCCGTTCTTGATCTCCATGTCGAAAAGCTTCGCCTCCAACTCGCGGTCGGCGGCCACCGCGTTGTCGAACGCGAAGAACAGGCGTCGATCCCACTGGCGGACGACTTGCGTCAGGCGGTCGGCGATCGCCTTGCAGCGGGGATTGACGGCGCGGACGGCGTGAAGTTTCTCGGCCGCCTGGAGGTTGGCGAGGTTCGTCTCGCTGAGGAACAGCGTGATCGGCACGCCGAAGCACGCGCAGATCCGCTCCAGGTCGTACTCGGCGATCTTCAGGCCGGTCAGGTCGGTCGGACTGTACGTGATCGGCTTCACGTCCCAGGCGCCGTTGGCGACGATCACGCCGCCCTGCGCGCCGCGAGCGTGCTTCCGGTTCAGGTCTTGCTCGAACCGAAGTTTCTCGTCCTGGCCGGGCGGCAGGTCGGGGTTCGACGGCGTCACCAAAAGGTTGGGACGCGGCCCCTGCGCCATCAACTGTTCCTGGATCGAGACGAACTTGTCTTCGAGCTTGGCGTACTCGACGGCCGCGTAGAGCGGCGAGTAGTTCGACCCGTAGGAGTTCTTGAGGCTGAGGCTGGTTCGGAAGCAGATCAGTTCTTCGGGTTTGAAGTTCCGGCTGCCGTAGTTGTACGACGACGGGATCGGACTGGAGCCGTCGAACACCGGCAGCATGTACTGGCTGGCGAGGATCCACAGCCAGCGGTACGGGGCACTGACGCGGCCTTCGGGCTGGACGTACGCGACGCCGACCGTGTCGCAGTACATCGATATCAGTTTGAGAAGTTGCGTGCGGCTGAGGATGCCCTGCGGATCGGGCTGGTCCAGCGCCATGAGGAAGGGATGGTCGCGGACCTCCCTGATGTCCGAGACGCCCGCCGAGCCTCCGACGTACTGCGTGGAGCGAAGATGCTCGACCTGCCGCTTGGTGATCTCCTGCGACCCCAGTCCGTCCTTCGGCTTGCGGCCGTCGGAGACGTTCATGTAGAGTTTGAGCGGCACCGAACTAACGGCGTCGGCGTTCGTGATGACGCACGAGAAGACGAGCGACTTGAAGTGCTCGACCAGTTCGGCCGGCGACGGGGCTCGCTTCGACTTCCACGCGTCGGTGTAGTTCGGGCCGCCGACGAACGTGGTGCCGAAGGAGTATCCCCCCGCAGGTCCGGGCGAGCTTTTACGCTCGAACCCGTACGCCGAGAGGGCTCCGTCGATTCGCTCGCTGAGGGTGGGCAAGGTTGATCCGGCAGCCGAGGAAGGTGATTCAGGCGGGTCCGACTGGTCCGCCTTCGGGTGGCGGCGGATACACGATCGGAGGGTCGTCGCCGGGATACGGTCCGGGCGACGGCTCGGGCATGGGCGGTGGAGTCGGCGTCGGCGGGGGCGTCGGATCGGGATTCGTCGGAGGACGCGGCACCGTGGGGTCGGATATCAGCGTGCTCGGGCTGATCCGATCCTCCATGTCGTCGAAGGACGGCTTGAGGCGGTGTCGCATGGCACGCCGGCTCCGAATTGTCAAAGAAAACCCGCCACGGGCCTCGCCGATGACTCAGCAAGGGAAGCATGGCGGGACGTAGAGAACCAAGGGCAGGCTTCGAACCTGCTGCACATCCGACGTGAATCCCAGGCTGGCGCCAGCCTGTTCTACTGTTTCGGAGGCTGAGCCACCTCGCCCTGGCGTGTGTATCAGTTGGTCGCTTCGGCGAACGACAGTTCCGCATAGATCGCGGCGTTCACACAGTAATAGTGATTCATCTCGCGGAATCGCGGCAGGGCCATCGTCGCATGGCCGGGGAACATCGCCACGCTGAACGTATAGAGAGGGATCATGACGTCTTCTCCACCGAAACCGCGTATTCGATCGACGGATAGCATTCGGATTCGCCGCAGTCGACGCACTTCAGTTGGACATGGGAGGCGTTCGGCGTGGGCGGCGCGTCGCTTTTCGGATCGAAGCGATTGTCGAAGCGATGCGAATACGTCTCGACGTGCTCGGCCTCATAGCGACAGCCGCACCGCTTGCACTTCAGCCCGTGGTCGTGGTCGATGACCTGCCGATGGATGACGCTCATGGCTTCCTTATTTCATGACCCGATGACAAGGCTTTCATCCGAGCGTTTGTATTAAAGGAAACGGCGATTTCCTTTAATCCGCCATCGTCTCGACATCGAGAACCCCGGCATCTCCCTTACGTCGGACAGTACGGTTCCGTCCAGTTCGTCGTTGCGTCGCGACATGATCTGCCCGTTCCAGCGCCGGTCGCCGCGATAGTCCGGGTTCCGGCTCTGGGCGTCGGCGATCTCCGCGCGGCATCGCGGGCAAATCTCGTCGTCGGAGATGCAGCCGCAGTCCGAGCAATACGTCTCGGCGTCGTTCGTCGTTTCGATCATGCGTCGCGCCGGGGGTTGATGAAGAGGCTGATGGCGTTCTGCGTCCTCTCGCCGAAGTCGTGCAGCCGAAGGATCCACCGGAAGACTTTCAGCCCCATAAACGCGATCAGCGCCAGGGGGATCGCCGCCAGGCCGAGCAGGGTCTTCCACGCGAAATCGATCGCGGCGGGAAGCCAGGGGCCGGCTGTGACGACGAGGAAGTCTTCGATGGCGTCGCGGCGTCTGCGGTGCATGGTGATTCCGGCGGGCGTCAGATCACTGACAAATGCCAATGATATCGCATTCTGGTCTTCGGCTCAACCCCGATCGCGGCCTTAATCACATTTCGATCTCGGCCCAGCGTCCGTCGTCCCAATCGCTCGTGATCGCGGCGTAGACCGGGTCGTGCTGGAGCGGCGGGGGCGGCGCGACGGCGTGTCGTTCGGCGTACAGCGTCCGCGCCCGGACGACGATGGGCGGGGGGCTGCCGACGATCGCCGAGTTCTCGTCGAACGGGCCGTAGTCGTCGTGCTCGATCCCGAGCGTGCGGCACCGCGAGCAGCGGACGGCGACCAGTTCGTACCGCTTGAGCAGTTTGGTCGACCTCATCATCGGACGGCCGCAGAACTTGCACTTCGGGCCGTTCGCGACGACCACCGGGACCGCTTCGTCCGGGGCGTCCTCTTCGACGACCTCGTCTTCGACGACGTCTTCGGCGATCTCTTCGACGGACTCGGCTCGCGCTTTCGGCGGACGACCGCGACGCTTGGCTTCGATGCTCATGACTGCAAGGCCCTGAGTGCTGCGGCGCAACGCGCGGAGACGCGGTCTCGCTCGCCCTGGTGAACTATCGCTGGGCTAAATATCCAGCGGCTTCTGTGCTTCGACGAGAGCAGCTTCCCGATGGAAGTCTAATACCCTCTCCACACGCTACCCCCGTGGTTCCCACGGTTGTGCTTCGTTGGCGCATGCCTTCGGCAAGGATATTCATCGAGGCGTTGAAGTCTCGATCATGTTCTTTCTTGCAAATCGGGCATGTCCATTCCCTGTCTTCTAACGTCAATCCTTCATTGATGAATCCGCACGCATGACAGGTCTTGGACGAAGGATACCAGCGGTCCACCCGGATCACTTCCCGCCCATACCACCCCGCCTTGTACTCGATCTGTCTCGCCAATTCATGAAATGACACGTCCGCCACCGACTTAGCCAACCTCCGATTTGCCATCATCCCCTTGACATGGAGGTCTTCAAGCACGATCACTTGATTCTCGTTGACCAGTGACTTGCTGACCCGATGGAGATGGTTGTTCCGGATGTCGGCGATCTTCTGGTGGCACTTAGCCACCAACTGCTTGGCTCTGATATAGCTGTGCGACCCCTTGACCTTTCTACTGACCGACTTCTGTAGTCGGCGGAGACGGCGGTGCAGGTTGCGATAGGGTCGGATGTTCTCAAAGACCTCGCCGTCGCTACACGTCGCCAAGTCCTTCAAGCCGAGATCGACGCCAACCATGTTGGAGTTCGTCTCGAATTTCGGCAAATCCCGCTCAACACAGATGCAGACAAAGTGCTGGCCAGATCGGTTCCGGATGACCGTCGCATGCCTGATCTCGCCATCGATAGGGCGGTGTTGCTTGAGCCGAATACCCTCTTTAAACTTCGGGATATACAACCGCCCGTTCTTCAACCGTGTTCCTTGGGGAACATGGAAAGATTGCTTGTCCTTGTGCTTGGAGTGGAATTTGGGAAAGCGGGCCTTCTTCTTGAAGAACTGACTATAGGCGGTGTCAAGGTTCCTCAACTCCTTCTGCAAGGACTGGGAATTTGCGTCCTTGATCCACGGCAGTTCTTTCTTCAATTGGGTGAGGTCGGCACAGTCTTTGTAATACGTTGACCCCTTCCCGTTCTCTCGGTATACCTGTTGTCTCTTGGCGAGAAAGTAGTTGTACACAAACCGGCATGCGCCGAAATTCCGGGACAGCCGAGAGGCTTGATCGGCGTTGGGTGATATCCGGAACTTGTATGTGTACGTCGCCACGGTTTTTCCTATGCCGAAAACAACCCCGCGCCCATAGAGAGAACTCGATTATCCTTATATCATAGCCAAAAGTCAATACTAATCGTCATGCTCGTCTCCGCTCCATGCGTCTTGCCACCATCGGGGGTGTTCGTAGTCGGCTTGCGCGGCCTTGTCGCGTTCGACCTTGGCCTGCCACTCGCGTTCGAGGCGTTCGCGTTCGAGGCGGGCTCGTTCTTCAGGTGGAATGGCGGCCGCGCCGTACTTCTGCATCTGGAGCCCGGCATAGGCGAGCACGTCGACCGTGTCGTCCTTCGCGCCCTGCGGAAACGTGAGGAGTTCGTGTTCGAGGTTGGCGAGTTCGGGATGCGACGACGGAAACCAAACCTGGCCGGCTTCCATGTAGATTTGCAACGGTATAGCCCGCTCGCCCTTGTCCATGTTGGCCTTGAGCGGTCGGACCACAAGCCCTTGCTTTCGGGCCGTCTGGACGACGAGCGTTTGGGCCTGAACGTCCTCGATCCCGATATAGACGAAACCCCACTTCGTCTCCATCGCCCGGCACGCGGGGACCAGTTGGTCTCCGGTCATGCGTTCACGATGAAGATCGAGCAGGACGAGGTCGCAATCGGGGGTGACGGCGAACGCACCGATCACCGTGTAGTCCGAATCCTTCTTTAGCGCGAATGCGAGGTCGACGCAGCCGAATATTCGGCAGTGGGCCAACTGGAAAGAGCGTCCGTCGAGACGGAGATAGCCGTTCTGGAGTTTGTAGTATTTGAACCACGAACGCTTGAACCGGCCGCCGCCTTCGGGCGAAGGTGAACCCTGGTAGAGCGCCGCGAAGAAATACGACCCGATCGTCTTCGCCGTCTGGCGAAGTTTCCTGGCCGAGAATCGCTCGGGCCACAGCGCCGGCCCGTCGTCATGGACCTTGATGCGGATCTTAACAGGCTTCAGCGTCTCGATGTCGTCGTCTTCGATTTCGACGCTCATGCCGCAGCCTGGCAGTGCTCAAGGAAGGTATTGAGTTGCTTGAACGTCATCCCCTCGTGAGCCTTGATCCGCTCGGCGTGCTCGCCGGGGATCGTCAGTTCGGCCCAGACCTCCTTGCCCTCGTGCAGCGAAGGAAGATGGAGGTAGGTCCACTGGTCGCCGCCGTCCTTCATCTCTTCGAGAACGGTGCCGGTGATGTCTTCCTCGTGCCACCGCGTCGCGACCATGATGATCGCGCCGGTCGGTTCAAGACGCGTGTAGGCGGCGGTGCGGAACCAGTCCATCTTCTTGGACCGGATCGTCTCGCTGTTCGCCTCGTCGATGCTCTTAAATGGATCATCGATGGCTAATATGTCTGCGCCTTTTCCAGTCAAGGCTCCCCCGACGCCGCATGTCTGCATGCCGCCGACCGCGCCTTCGACCATCCAGTGGTCGGCCGCCTTGCTGTCCTGGCGAAGCTTGACGCCGAACAAACGCTGGCCGTTGTCGTCGATCAGGTCACGGACCTTGCGGCCCCACTCGGCGGCGAAATCGGACTCGTAACTGGCGAGGATGTAGCGGTCATTCGGCTTCCGGCCGATCGTCCATGCCGGGAAGTATTTCGAGATCAGCTCGGATTTCCCGTGCCTCGGGCCGAGGGTGATCACAAGGCGATCCACCGCCCTCTGGTCGATCCACAGCAGGAGTTGGTTGATCAACCTCAAGTGCGGGGCGGGCATCCACTTCCCATTGCTCGCCACCACCGCGTAGCCCGCCGGGCTCTGGTTCGCGATATGCCGCTCCAGGGCCAACCGCTCCCGCGAGTTGAGCGAACCCGCCAATGATTGCAATGATTCGGTCATTCCCGATGCCACCGCCAATATGCTCGATCTCGATCCGCTCTTTGAACAGGCCGTGGTACTTGGCCAGTTTGTCCATCGCGTCCACGGCGTTGTGGAGGTTGATCTCGATCTCGCCGCTCGGGCGGATCTTGAGATCCTTGATCAAGCCGCCCTTCTTGAGCTTCTTGATCTTCTTGAGGTTGACGAACGGCTTCTCGACGTCCTCGCCGGCGCGGTTCTTCTCGGTCTTGAACTCGACGAACTCCATCACGTCCAGCGAGGCGATGGCCGACAGCCTGGCGAGGATTTCGGTGCTCGACATCGCGCCGGCGTCGTCGAGTTTCTTCGCGAGTTCGGCGCAGACCGACCGGCTCTTGAGCAGCCGAGGCCCCATCAACGCGGGGCGCCCATAGCCCGCCATCTCGGCGGCCTTGACCTCGTCGCCGTTGGCGTCGCCGAGGTAGTAGTGCAGGAAGAGTCGCTGGTAGTGGTTCAGCGTCATAGGGCTATCGCGATTGCGTCGGGAGCAGCGTGTAGCCTATCAGCACGCCGATGGCGAACACGACGACAACGAGGGCCACCGGATATCGATCGAACAGGCCGGCGGCTACGCGGCTGTACGTCGAGTTGACGCCGTAGAACTTGGTCAGCCAGACGTCGGACGCGATAATGAACGCGGCGATGGACACCATCAGGGCGAGCGTCAGCCATTGTCGTTCGACTTCGTTCATCGCGTCACCCCATCACGACAGGATCGAGGCGAGGGTTTCGGGCAGTCGGCACTTGGCGGCGGGGTCGGCGGCTTGCGGGCAGGAGTGGGCCGCCAGCGTCTTCTTCGCCTGGTCGCCGTTGGTCTGCATTGAGTGGACCTGGACCTTGAAGTCCGAGATTTCCATGCGGAGCGCGGCCAACTCGGCGATATGCGCCTCGCTCTCCTTGCGCCGGGCCTCGGAGGCTTCCTGAATCTGCGTGTTCAGGCCCTTGATGTACTGGTCGTTCGCCGTGTTGCGGATCGAGAACAGGAACATGATGACGGCGGTTCCCGCTCCGATCGCGACGGACACGGACTCTCCATTGATCGCGGCGAACACGCCCGTCGGAATGCCGGTGACGAGGCTGGCCAGGAAAGCCTTGCCGCTCGAAATCGACTCCATGATTCATCTCCCCGTCGACCGACGCCATACCGCGCGAATCACGTAGCAGGTGATTGCAGCGAGGAGACCGATCAGGACCGCCATCCAGAACACATCGGCGTTGAAACACGGCTCGCCCATCATGTCGATCGCCGGCACGTACACGGCTATCAGGACCATCAGGGCGAGCAGCACGAGGACGTCCACGTCAACCCTTGTCGGGCGGCTGGAGTTTCGAGAGCGGGGCGCGGAAGGAACTCGTCATCGTGATCAGGGGATGGCCGACCGGCAGTTTCTCGATGATCGTCTGGAGCCAGGACTGGATGACGACCCCAAGTTGAGCCCACTGCGCGGGCGACACCTTGCCGACGGCCATGATGGCGATTTGCAGGGCGAACTGAGCGACCTTGATCCACATTGCGGACTCTCCTGTCGGGCATGGATGAACTGGAAATGAAAGCTGCCGGGCTCATCGGCGATCCCGACGAACCCGGCGCTGCCCGACGATCGAAATCGGCGGGGATGTAAGATCAGGCGGCGGGCGGCGCGTCGGGGGTGACGGTGCCGGGAACCTTGGCGAGCAGCGCGTCGATCTTGGCTTCGACCGCAGCCGCCTCGTCGGCGCTCAGGCCGCTGGCGAGCTTCGCCTTCAGGTCGGCGATCTCGGCCGTCAGCCCGCCGGCCTCGGACTTCTCTTGATCCAGCGCGGCGTCAAGAGCGTCCAACTTCGCGTTCAGGTCGTCGATCTTTCCCATGACGATGGCTTCCAGTGCTGGCGAGAGGGAGTGGTAAACGTTGACGTTGACGTTGAGCGCCATACGCACCGTGGGGTTAGGCGGCGATCGCGGTTCGAGGAGCCACGGCGTCGTCCGGGTACATTCGACGGCCTTGCAGCACGCCGTACCCGTTGTCGCCCCAAGCCTCGCCCCAACTATTGGCGAACTGAATGGCGATGTCGCCATCGACCCAGAGCGGGTCGACGGCCGTGACCTCGTGGCCCCACCAGTTCAGGCCGATGGGCACAGGCAGGCCGCGCAGCAGGACCGAGACGAGATGGTCGATGTTGCCGGGCTCAAGCTCCCACCACTCGTCGACCCGGTAGTTGAGCGCGATCTGCTTGTTCTCGGCCGTCGCGTACTGGCGGTCGATCGCGTTGGCGGGCCACTTGTCGACGGGGACGAGCCCCTTGGCCACGATCCATTCGAGGGCTTCCTTGCCCCATCCCCCGACGGCGCGGAAGTTCTTGATCTGCGCCCCAGCGCTGGCGGGCGAGAGCACGACATACTTCTGTCCCTGGAGGAACCGAACGGCCTCGGTGGCGAAGGTCGGGGCGTTGACCCAGCAATACGGGGTCTGCTGCTGGTTCTTAACCTTGATCCCGGCCGCCCGAAGGTTGCCCTTGAGCGTCGCCTTGCGTTCCTGTCGTTCCTGGATCCGCGCCTGCCACTCGGATCGGGGAATCACGAGATCGGCGGGGAACGGATCGGCGACACCCGCGTAGCCTTCGGCGCCCCTTGCAGACAGGTCGAGACCGCGACCGGAGTTCCATCCGAACTCGGGGTGGGCGATCTTGTCGATGGGGGTCGAGTCGTCGATGACGAAAAGCTTCGACACGTCACTTCCCCCCAAGGGCCTTGATCTTCGCGACGGCGTCCGCGTCGGACAGGCCCTTCAGCGGGATCGACTTCATCTTGCCGGACGCGTCGAACGCGTAGAGGATCGGGTCGGATGAGGCGCTGAACACGCTGACGATATTGAAGGACAGGGCGGCGAAATCCGCCTTGGCCTTGGTGACTGCGTCGGCCCACGTCGGCTCGCGGCTGGCGTCCACGTTCTGGTCCCAGATCCGCCACGAGGGCGTCTGCGTCGAGTCGGGCGGCGCGATCTGGTTCAGGGCGTCGCGGACGGTCTGAGTGTAGAAGACCTCATAGCCGGTCAACTTGCTCGACTCATACATGATGATGATCTTCGCCAGAGGCCCCCATTCGGGGACGGGCGGCGGGATCGGCGCGGGGATCGGAGTCGGAGACGGGACGGGCGGCGGAACGGGAATGGGCGTCGGGGCCGGCGTCACATGGCCCGAAAGGGCGACGCCCAGCGCGAACCCCATGACGACCGACTTCAGTTCGTCGTACCAACTGAACGTCCTGACCTGGACGGGCGCAGGCGTCGGAGCGGGATCGCTCATGACGAGGCCCCCTTGATGTCCGCGAGCAATTCGTCGCAGAAGGCGACGAACGCGTCCAACGGCACGGCAGAGGCCGCAGCATCCTGCAACTTTTTTTCGGCCTCGGCGATCTGCGACTCTTTGTCCGCGATCGAGGCGGCGACGCGGTTCTTGTAGTTGCCGAACTCGGCCTTGATTTCAGCGATGCGGTCTTCAAAAACTGCCATGACGTTCACCTTCTTGGTGTTGACGTGGAGCCGGCGCAGCCGACGCTCGGTCGGCCGACAACATATCCCCGCTGTATAAAGGCGCGCGAGATCTAAAAGCGCGGCGTAACGAACGCCGGCTGCGCCGGCTCTGGACTAGGCGGGCTGGAGAGCCTTCCGCTTGGCCTTGCGGTTCGGCTTGTTCGGTTCGGACGAGGCGTCCGGGGCGGGATTCTTGGGCTCTGGCTTGGGGTCGGTCGCGGGATCGCGCTGCATGATCGGCAGGTGGTCCATGCCCGACTTGTCGCAGCCGTCGACCGGGCAGTAGAGGCGAGATCCCTTGGGGATCTCCGCGACCCCGGTTCCACCGCAGAGTTCGCACTTGCGATCCGCGACGCCGTTCGCCCGGAAGCACCGGCACGGGTGAATGTCGGTGCACTTCAACAACTTCAACGCCTTGCCGGACGAGCCGAACATGGGCGTGAGTTGCGGCCCCGGAACGGGCGGCGCGGGCGGCTCGAAGTTCGCGAACGGATTCTTGTATTTCATTCGCTCGCCTTGAACTTCCTGGCCTGCGACTTGCGCGGGGAGCCGATGATCGTTTCGACCGAGTTCCTGCGGATACCCATGCCGCCGAGGATGCCGCCTTCGAGGCCGAGCGTGCCGGCTTGGCGTTGCATCAACTCGGCGAACTCGGCGATGTTCTTCGGCTCCTGAGCCATCACCGCGCGAAGGCGGTCGAAGTATCGCTCGGCGGGACGGCGATCCACCCGAATGAAGTCGGGGACGTCCTTGATCGCCTGTTCAACCAGTTCCTTGTAGACGCCGAACAGTTTGGCGATGCGACGGTACGAGCAGCCGATCGAATGCAGGTCGGACCAGAGGTGCGCCCGCAGGCGAAGGAAGGCGTCAGCCTCAAGCGGCTCGATGCCGTCGGGGCGGTCGATCTGTTCGCCGTCGTCGGGGTCGTGGCCCGCATGAACGTTGCGCGAGTCCTCGTCGTCTTCCTCGTGGAAGCGACTGACTGCACCCTTGTTCTTGCGAATCCAACTAGCCAAATTCCGCGACCTCCCTATACCTCTAAGGGGTCGAATTCGCTTTCCGAACAAGCTTGTTTACATTTTCGATTTCGCAAGTCGTTTCATCAATGCCACTTATCACTGATTTTAGAAATTTCTGAACTGTCTGTAGTTTCAGTTAAGACTGAAATGACTATCCAAAAGAAAACCTCGCGGCGGTCCATCGCGGCGAGGGTCATGGATCAAGATTTCGCGGTCACTGGACTTCCTACTTCGACCCGCCGCCCGTCGCTACAAGACGGTCTTCGTCCGTGAAGTCGATCGCGGCGTTCGCCTCGACGTAGGCTCTCGACTTGGCACCGAGATCCGACATCGTCTGGACGTAATTGCCGGCGCTCATGGACATCACCTTCGAGAATCCGACGCCGACCGACGACGCCTCGCCGAACGCGTTGAAGTCGGCACCAAGGAAGATGACCTCCCAGCCCTTCGACTTGCAGCGGTCGATCGCCGCCTTCGCCGTAGCCTTGGTCGCCTCGCGACTGGTGTTCTCGGCACCGTCCGTCATGACGACGAGAACCGTCTTGCCCGAGTTCGCAGACTCGGCGAGCGAGACGGCGCGAATCAGGGCGTCGAACAGGGGAGTTCCGCCGCGCGGCACCGCGTCCTGATCGGTCACGTCCTTCCAGTCGCCGGCCGGAACCGCGTCGCGAAGCACGTCGAACTTCAGGGTGTCGACGGTGTCGAACGTCGCCAGCGTCACCTTCGCCGATCCCTTGGCTAGTTCCTTGACGTAGGCGTTGATAGACCCCAGAGCCTCAGACCAACGGCTCGCCATCGACCCGCTGCGGTCGAGCAAAACGTAGGCGTTGAGTTCCTGGCATCCGCAATTAGGGCAACTCATGCTCTATCCTTTCAGAAAACGTTGGGATGGTAATTCGAGAGAAAAACAGATCGCTGCGAGTCAACTTGGGTCCAGGCTCTCCCTGCGTCTCAACTCCAGGTTGACTCTCTCGGCATACACGTCGGCGAGTTCTTGGGCACCGAGCATGACGATGTTCTCGTTGGCGTCCTTCATGGCGACGACAACTCGCGGGCCATTCGTCCCCTGCTTGACGTCCCAATCACTGTTCGCTTCGTAACACTTGATATACCGGACGTTGGATGGATCGATCCAATGACTGCCGAGCTTGACAAGCATGAGAACTACCTTTCAGGAAGAGATGAACCAGTTGAGCAGGTCGTAAATAGCCTGCGTGTCATACGAGGACGCCGTAGCCTCCTCTTCGATTCCTTCGGTGTCGAACTTCAACCAGTGGATAGTTTCCGGGTCTTCGACCTCGATCTCCAGTGATCGACTCCCCTTGTGCCACTCGAACTGAAGACGCCCGCGCGTCATCGGCACCACCGACGGCAACCCGGCGAACAGCGGCATCGTCTCGGCGATCCGCTCGGCCGCCTTGAGGATGTCGGGGTCGATCGGGTCGGCCTGATAGCCATCCCAGTTGGCCTCAAGGTCCGCGAGTTTGCGAAGTTCGGAGAGCAGGGGACGCCTATTGAATAGCTTCACTTCGCCAGTTCCTTGAACAACTCGACCAGGAACGCTTCCGCTCGCTCGCCGATTCCAGGCTGCGTCGATTCGCGAGGCCCGGCGATGTTAAGGCTGTAGTCCCGCCCGTAGAACCGCGACGCGATCTGATCCACGACGTAGAACATCATGTGCGTCGGGAACGGCTCGGTGTATTCGCGGAACGGCGTCTTCGCCAGGTCGCAGCCTTTTTTGGTACACCAGTACCCCGGCGATCCAGTGCGTCCCAACCACAACGTCATATCCGCGCTGGCGGCGTTCTTGTGGGTTCGCGGCGGATACGCGGGCGACGAGTGTTCTTGGCAGCCGTACAACTCGGCGTACTCGGGACGCGGGCCGTCCTCCGTGAGCCAGCCCTTGGGCAGCCAGCCGCCTGTCTCTATATTGAGACTCTTGGCCGCGCGGAGGGCTGCCTGATCGGATCCAGTTTGAGCACCCGATATGACGCGGATCAACCTGGGCATTCACTCGACTCCTGCGTACTTACGGATCGTCGCCATGTCTTCGTCTGAAAGCAGTTCGCCGTGGTTCGTGTACAGAAACCGGCCACACTCCGCGAAGAACGGATTCAACGCGTGAATCGTGCGGCTGCACTCGAACAACTTATCTCCGGTCTCGCGATTGGACTTGTCAACTTGCTCGGCCATCAGACTGCCGATGTGTCTCATGAACTCGCCCCATCCCGTCTTCTGCAACAATCCGCGCAGGATCATCAGGTCGGTGGTGGAAAGTTCCTTCGGTTCAGACATCAATCATGCCCCGGTCTAAGCTTCGTTGATGATCCGTACGACTCTATACCCCGCCTGATTCACATTCCTGATCGCCGACAACATCGCGACCGCGAATGAAATCTCCTCGCGATCAAACGCTAACTTGGTCTCGCCGCCCGAACGAGACACGGTCGCATCGTCGCAACCGGCCTCGCACAGACGGTTCGCCACCTCGTCTGTCAGATCATCCACATCGATGACCAGCGTGAACGAGTGGGTCATGCCTCATTCCTCGCGATCGACGCGTTGACCCACATCAAGCACTGCTCAAGGTTCGTCATCGCCAAAGCCTGTTCGCGCGAAGAAGGCGTGTTCTCGGTGATGAAGTAGGCCATATCCTTGAACCGCTGGCGGATCGTCTCGTACCTCTCTTTCTGATCCGGCTTGGGCCTGTGGTACGTGAACCGCTTCTCAAGATCGGGATTCATTTCGGCCATCAAGGTTCTCCGTCAAGAACGGTTCCGACGTAAGTCATTTCATATAAACACTTTAGAACGGAATGTCCGAGTCGTCGTACTCGTCCACTTCCCTCTGCGTGACCGGCGGCGCGGTCCCACGACCGCCTTGCCCGCTGTATCCACCACGACCGGCGGGCGGCGCGGAAGGTCGACCCTGCGGACGTTGCGGTTCGGGCTGTCGCTGGCTCTGGTAGCCGCCGCCGTTTCCGCCTTCGTCGCGCGGCCTGCTTTCGAGGAACTGGAAACTCTCGCCGTTCACCTTGATCTTCGACCGCTTCTCGCCTGTCGTCTTGTCGTCCCACTCGTCCATCTTGAGCGAACCCTGGACGTAGACCGGACTCCCCTTGCGGAGATACTGGCAGGCGATCTCGGCGGTCTTCTCCCAAAGCGTCACGTCGACATAGAGCACTTCCTCTCGTTTCTCGCCGTCGCGAGTCTTGAACGACTTGTTAACCGCCATGCGGAGTTCGGTCACGGCGGCGCCGCTCGGGATGCGCCGCAATTCGGGATCGGCGGTCAGTCGGCCCATGAGCTGGACGAGATTCAGGTCAGGCATTCTCAGCAACCTCCAAGGCAAGGGTGTTCGCGGCTTCCAGTTTCTCGATGCGTTCGAGAAGTTTCTTCTGCTGCTGTTCGTGCTCGTTACAGAAGTGCATCAAGGCGCTGATTACACTTATGACGATGTTTTCAGCGCGTTTACGCGCCTCTCTGGGATTCGAGAGGCGAACGACGGTGTCGGCCGTCACATCCTTGCTGTCGTAGTTTCGGCGTTCCGCATGGTAGCCGAGTTGGCGGCACTGGAAGTCGTCCATGTTCGCAAACTCGATCCGACCGCTCAGAAGGCCGATCGCCGTCCGCAGTCGATGGCTTTCGTCCCATTTGACATCCCATGATTCAGGGAAAAAATCGATCTTCTCAGTACCGCTCATTCTGAATTGCCTCCGGTTTCACTCGTCTTGTTAGTCAGGTACTCGAACACGATCCGCTCGGCTTGGGCGAGGAAGTCGTTCTTGCCGCACCACAGCCGCGCCCAATCGGCCGTGTTCTCCATGCGACCCCTGCGTCTGCTTATGTAGCTTCGTCCGTGCCCGAGCAGCACGCACTCGTCGTCCGTCAGCGATTTCCACTTGCGCCGGCCCGAGATCAGCGACAGGGCGAGGGCGAGTCGCGGGTCGGCGGTTTCCAACGCCTTGTCTATTTCAGTGCCAGTTATCAATGTTGTGGTCCGACGATGACGTTGTGGATGCGGTCGATCTTGGCTTCAAGGCGATCGATGCGGTCGACCTCGGGTGAAGGCTTGGGTCCAGCCCAAGAACTCGCATAATGCAAGACCGACATGACAAATGCGGCGAGCATGAGAAGTAGAATGGCTTCGAGAAGCATTTCGACCCAGAGTTTGAAAACTACCATCTTACACCCCATACTTCGCCGCCAGGTCCGGCAGCGTCCGGTCGTTCTGGTTCTCGATCACCGCCGCCATGAGTTGATCCTGCGTGATCGCCTTGCCGGTCTTGAGCAAGGCCGCGCACGCCTCTTCCATCTTCTCGCTGACGCCTTCGACGTTGAGCACCGTGCGGACGACGCGCCTCATGCGGAATCGCTGGAGCCAGTTCGGGTTCTGGCATTTCTTCAATGACGATCCGGGGGACGCCTTCCAGCAGTCGTATGCCAGGATTAATAGTTTGATAACCGCTGAAATCACTGCCAACGTCAGGATCACGTCGCCCTTGGGCTCGCCCCTGTTCGGCTCGTCTTCGACGTTCTTCAATGTTTGCTCGGCCAACTGCTCAATCACGCTCACTTGGCGGTCTCCCATTTCACGGGTTCCAGTCCGTTTTCCTTCCTCGCCCGGTTGACGTGGATCTCGATCGAATCGATGAGCCCGCGACCCTCGGCGACCGGCACGACACGGCGGAATCCGTTCGGCGCGATCACGCTGACGCCGCAACCGCCGTTGTCGAAACTGAGGTCGAGCCGCCAGTCGTCGGGCATGCTGCACTGTGCGAAATCCAGGATCTCGGACACGAGCAGCAGGTCGGGCCGATGCTTCGGCGTCCTGCGCAACGACGGATCATCCAGCGGCATCGGCTCCCCTTTCACTCGCGGCATGTCCTTGAACGGCTCCGGGTGCTTCCGCATGCAGGTGTAGAAGGCGTTCAGCCCGTTGTCGATCAGCCACCTGGACCCCGGAATCCCGCCGTACTTCTTGATCAAATCGTTCGCGATCTCGACGTAATCCTCCACCGACTTGTACTTCCGCCCGGTCGTCGATTCTGGCTCCTGCATGTCCTCAACCTCTTGATGAATCTCACGGATTTGGATGGCGACGCGCCTCCTTCCTAAAAATAATAGCGTCTGGCAAGGAAATTTGCAACGCACGATCGTGGGGTTGACCGTGCGTTGCCCTTGCCAAGCCGCGCCTAGCCGGACCATGCAAGGCCAGACCAAACCAGCGCCGACAGTCGGTTTTCACCGACAACCCGCGATTGACCACATTCAAGATCAACCACAGATACTCCGAAGAGTCCTCGCCGGGCCTAGCCGTGCCCAGCCGCGCCGTGCCAAACCAAGCCATCTGCCCGCTTGCGCGGGCAACCCGCCGCCGACCATGATTTCAGATCGACGGCAGATGCGATAAACGCCCATGCCCCGCCAAACCCCGCCACGCGTTGCCTTGCCAAGCCGTACCTCGCCCGGCCACTTACTCCTAGAGGAGCATGCCACTGCCGGCCACATTCAAGACCGGCAGTGGCGAAACCGGACCAAGCATAGCCATGCCGTGCCCAGCCATACCCCACCTCGAAAGTCCCTTCCGGGACAACCCACGGCCGACCGCATTTAAGATCGACCGTGAATGTGATGAACACCCATGCCAAACCAGGCCTCGCCGCACCTGACCTCGCCTCGCAATGCCAGGCCCCGCCGAACCGCGCCTGTACGAGCCTATTGCCCTCTCTTCTGAGAGATCCCGCATGCAGCCGCATTTAAGACTGCACGCGAAAGCGATGGACGCCCACGCCTGGCCTTGCCACGCCATGCCTCGCCCGACCTGGCCATGCCAGTCTCACAACACCAGTCTCTTTCGAGACAACCCGCGACCAGCCACGTTCAAGGCTGGCCGCAGATGCTTACGCCCTCACCCAGCCCGGCCGAGCCGTGCCTTTCCCACCCACGCCGCGCCTGTCCGCTTATGCAACCTGACTCAGATTGACGTTGAACGTGCCGTAAGGCCCCGGCGTCTTCGACGACGGACGCCAGTCGCCTTGCCCCACGCGGTCGCCCGCGAGCATCAGCATTTCGGCGAGGATCGGGCTCGTGATCGCTTGCTCAGTGACGACGAACGACCCCTTGATGCTCCAATCCTTGAACATCGGGCGGACCCGGATGTGCTTGGACTGGCCGATCTTCGCCCGCTTCACGAACAACTCGAAGCCAAGGCTCTTGGCTAGATCCTGATGCTTCGCGAAGTCGTTGTCCTCCCATAGAGCCGTGATCGGCTCAAGTTCCAGAGGCTTGCCGCAGCAGAAGAACTGGAACGATTCGTCGGCGGGGATGATCCCGTACTGCGTCGCGTCCTTGAACGTCTTGCCGCGCTTGCCGCCTGGGATCTCGATCATCGCTCCAGCTTTTCGGATGCACGACATGACGCACTCCGAAGGCATGACGACCTTGCCGTCTCCGGTGTACAGGTAAATCTGCCACGTCCATGCGGGCGAGCGGTCGTCGCCCTTCTCCGAAACAGCCTTGTTTTTCGGATCCTTCTGCCATCGCTTGATGAGTTCCTGGCCGGCGATATTGTCCTGGTGCATGAGGAGCGGTTGCTTGCCCTTGAACTCGAACTCGTACGTCGTAGCCATTCGATGAAAACCCCTTGCCTTGTAGAAATCAAAACTGGAAAGAAAGAATCAAACAGCAGCACTCGTTTGAACGACCGGAGGAGTCAACGACTCCACCTTGCGGATCGGCATTCCCTTGTAGGGCTGGGACGCCTGTTCGGCCACTTCCGCCTTGGCCGACAGTTTGCGCGCCATCTCCTTCGCGCTGTCGACGACCGCCTCCTGAAGTCGCCTCTGGGTGAACGACAGCGAGTTCGTCGGGATCGCCGTCGCGGCTTTCACGACGTAACGCATCTGCCTGCGGGCTTTCTTGCTTCGGAACTTCGGTTCCTCGGTCAAGGTCTCCCGCTCCGTGTAGAGATGGAAGCCTTCCGACTGTTCATAACACGACCAGATTCCGTCCTCGTCGCGGAGCCTCTTGCGGGCCTTCATGACGATCCGGTAGTAGTCGGTGCCGCAGTCCCGATTCAACCCGGTCGCCTTCTCAAGTTCCTCGTGCGGAACGCGGTCGCCTCGCTTGTATTCACGTAGGACGGACAACGCCGCTTCAACCTTCGCTTTCACTTCCTCGCTCACATTGAACATTCGCTTGCTCCTGTTGTCGTTCAATCTGTCAGCCAACCCACGAACCCCCGCATTTAAGAAGGCACGTGGATGTTCCGAAGAACCCTTGCCGCACCGCGCCCGACCACGCCCTGCACTGCCATGCCGAGCCAGGCCAGAACCACCAGTCCGCTCTCGCGGACAACCCATCGGGCGACACGTTTAAGCCGCCCGATGGAACCTTGCCTCGCCTAGCACTGCCGTGCCACGCAATGCGTTGCCAATCCAAACCTCCTGCCCCTTTCGGGACAACCCACAATCAGCCGCATTCAAGGCCGATTGCAGATGCGATGAACGCCCGAACCACGCCTTGCCCAGCCATGCCGCGCCTGGCAACACCAAGCCGAACCCTCTACCCGCGTTTCCGCGAGCAACCCACGGACGCCCATTTCAGAGCGCCCGCAGATAATCCGAAGATTCCTTGCCTCACCATGCCCAACCTCACCATGCCCATCCAAGCCAAACCCCGCTAGCGCCGTCAGTCCCCCGCAGGAGACAACCCGCGAACGCCTACATTTAAAGACGCCCGCAGATGTTCGTAGAACCCTCGCCGCGCCATGCCATGCCATGCCCGGCCCCACCAACCCTCGCCACGCCGCTTTCTCCTTTCGGAGATCCCGACGACGGCCACATTTAAGACCGTCGCCAGAAGTGATGAACACCCAAGCCGGACCGAGCCCAGCCGTGCCCAACTGTGCCACGCCGTGCAAAACCCGTCCTATTCACCACGATTTCTCGCAGTGCTTCCTAGTGTTTCACTCAGTCCCGCGTCAGCGGCATCACGACGTAGGTGAATTCATCACCCAACCGAAATGTCACCGGCGACTTGGAGTCGACCAGATCGACGGCCAACTCGCTCTCTGGATCCAACGACTTGATGCCTTCGCCCGCGAATCGGTTGTCCATATCGACGACCAGGTCTTCCTCCGCGTCGATCTCCATCGGAAGCTCAACCTTGGATTCGCCGATATCTGCCGATCGACTGCTCAGTTCGATTCCGGTTTTCGAGAACCGGAACGACACCGCACGGCTCTCGTCGCTGGTAACGACCGCAGCCTGATCGATCGCCGACCGGAACGCGCCGGCCACGATCGGAACGGACAGCGTGCATGTCTTTGGAAACACGTCGGCGTATCGTGGAAACCGGCCTTCGACCAAACGAGCGTAGACCGTAGCCTGCGACGTTCGAACCATCGCCGATGTGCCGACTTTGATAGCGAAGTGGGCTAAATCACCATCGTCGTTGATTGCTTTGTCAATGAGACGCATTGACTTGAGCGGAAGAACCGGCTGTCCGAAGTCCAGATCGCCGACTGTCTCGGCTGGCACGGAAGCCTTCGCGAGCCGCCGTCCATCGGTGCAGACGAAGATTAGCGAATCGTCGGTGTACTCGACCAACGCGCCGCCGAGTGCGTATCGAGCCGAGTCGAGATCGGCCGCGAAGTGCGTCCTTCGCACCAACTTCCGAATGTCCCCGGCGGCCAGCGACTTGTAGTTCTCGCTCTCGAATTCGCCGATGGATGGAAAGAGATCCGGGTCTTCTCGCGGCAGCGCGAACTTCGATCGCTTGGCACGGATCATCAACTTGTCGTCGGCCACTTCAATGGTCAGTTCATCATCAGACGACGTCTTGAGGATGGAGCCAAATCGAATGGCCGGGAGGATCGCTTGCCCGTCATCGATCAGGGACACGCCATCGACTTGATGAGTGATTGCCACCTCAAGATCGGTGGCGGACAGGCTTGCCTCGCCGTCACGCAGCGACAGCTTTACATTCTGAAGGATCGGCTTGGGCGATCGCGTCGGCGCGACGCTGGAGACGGTGTTGAAGGCGTCGAGCAGGGGCTTGCGGGAAAACGTCGCTTTCAAGACCGGAACTCCTTAGACGTACATCGACAAACTGTCATTGTCTTCGTCGTAGAACACGCCGCACCGAACAAGGTCGAGCAGGTCTTCCTCGCTCGCCCTCTGCATGACTTCCCACGGCTTCGGGCTCAGCCAGACCTGTTCGTTTCTTGCGTCGACCAGAATAGCAGAATCATTGCCATTCGTCAATAGTTTATCCAACAAAAGAAAGGCGTTCAGGTCCGGCCTGCGATGCAGCCGGCGCGATGGCTTGACATCTTCGATGTTGCCGAAGTCGTCGGCGCGTTCCTCGAAGAACGCGAGCATCTTGCGGGAGAGCGTGCGCTTCTGGGTTTCGGTGAGGGTGGCGATCATACTGCGTCGATCTCCTTCCCGTAAAAGAACAGTTCGTGGTCATCCCTCGTCAGCTCCAACATCTCGTCGTCCGGCATCGAAGCGAGGAATGCGTCCCACTTCTGCCACTTTTCGACGTCTGGCTGGACCTCCGACTTCCTGCGGTCCAACTGTCTCCTGCGGTCGTACAGGTTTCTGTTCAGTTCGAAAAACGCGTCCCACGCGTCCCCACAAGGGGCTTTGTCAAGGATCACTCCGATCGCATCGAGTTCCGATTGGATCGGCCTCATGACGAGTTCCCACGTCGCCAACTGCCGCTTCACCGCCGCTTTCACCTTCGACGCGGCGACTTCGATCGTCCATGACTTCCGTCCGCAGCAGCACTCGGGCGCGTGGCGACGATTGAGGCGATGGATATTCCACCAGGGGTAGGACATCAAGAGTTCGGCTCCTTGGTCACAGCCTCATTGGTCTCAACGGGCGTATCCTGCGCCGCGCTCGCAACCTTGGCGTAGTGGGCCAGGATGATCTTGAACAGTCCGCCGGGAAAGAAGACGTCGAAATCACGCTGGTTGAGCGGAACTTCCGCATCAGGCCCCATCGCCGTCAGGAAGAAGTACCTCTGCGTCCAGGCGTCGATGCACTCCTCCTGCCGCGCGATGCCCCGTTCGGCCTTGCGGAACTTGAGATAAGACCAGAGGCTTCGGAGGCGACCGAACCTCTTGGCCTTCAGCGCGTCCCGCTCGACCTGGAGTTTTGTCTTGGCTTGCTCATTCACGGCGGTCATGTCGTCGACGCACATCTTGGCGTAAGCCGACAGCAGATCGGCCTTGAACTTGACCGCGTGGTTCTCGAACAGGGATACAGCCATCGGCACGCTCCTCACGAATTCATCGCCTGATACAGATCGCCGGGGAAGAAGTACGCGAAGTCCTGTTGGTCGAGCGAGACCCCGGAGTCGAACGGCATCGCCGACAGGAATCGAAGCCAGTCGTTCAGCTCGGACAACTTGGTTTCCTGTTCGTCGATGTCCCATTCCGTGCGGACGCTTCGATAGAACAGAAGATCCTTGAATCGAAACATCGATCGAATGGCTGCGAATCGGGCGGAATCGCGATCCTCTAGCTGCTTCTTGAGTCGTTCAAGCGAGGCGTTCAGGCTCTCAATCTGGGCTTCCGCATGGGCGATCTGCGACTTCACTGCGCCGATCAGGAACGGCGCTGAAACCTTGATGGTCCAGATTTCGCGATGGCCCTGATTCGGCTCAAGGAAGACGCTGTGGTTGATTCTGGCGACGCTTCCGGTCATTGGAAGTCCGATGTTCATTCGCTTCTCCTCACCCAAAGTTCGGTTCATATTCCGACGTCAACTCGACCTCGTGATGCCACTTCCACGTCCCGTCCAGATGCGGCCACGAGACTCGGTACTCGTAGCCCACGGCTTCCTCCAAGATCCCATTGACGACGCCGGGATGCTTGCCCTCGTGGTGTTTGAGGTAGACGATCTGACCGAGCGAGAAGGATTTTCGGGCGAGGTTGTTGAAAACCTTGCTCGTGCCGATGCTGTTCTTGAAGGACCACGAACTGGTCTTGACCGGCGGAAACGGGCTGCCGTCAGGCTGTAGGGCCGACATGGAATCTCCTTGATGTCAGTCGATGTACAGGAAGTCGTCCATCTCGTTGGCGATTCCGACGCCGCAGCGAATCAGATCCAACAGGTCTTGCTCGTTCGCCGATGCAGCAAGTCGGCTCAGGTCGATGTCCAGTATGCTCCCGCCGTCATAGTGCGGGCTGATGATCATCTCCGAATCGCCGGGCACCAGGCGATCGAGGAG